GCGAGACCGGAAAGGCGCTGGACCGCATCGCCGATCAGGTCTCGCGCCTCAACGGCCTCATCGGAGATATCGCCTCCTCCGCCCAGGAGCAGTCGACGGGTCTGGCCGAGGTCAACAGCGCCATGAAATGTGTGCTGTGCTTTTGACTCCAGAGGCTTACGGAGCGTTTTCTCGCGTTTTCCTAGAGGCCTTTTCCATCTTCAAAACGGCGGTCTCGGCAAGCCTCTCGCGGGATACGGACTGAGTGTATAATTGCACCATCGAGAGCGTCTTGTGGCCCGTATGCGCTGCGATCTCGTGCGTGCTGCATCCGGCCTCGGCGAGGTTCGCGGCGCGCAGCTTCCTGAGCCCGTGGACGTTGAGGCCCTTCGGCAGCCCGAGAGATTGGAGGGCCAGGCTGAGTTCCTTTGAGAGGTAGCAGCCATCCCATGGCCGGCCGCCCGGCGTCGTGAGGATCAGCGGGGAGACCTTCGCCAGAACCCATGCGTCGAGCTCGGCCTTTAGCTCTGCGTCAACCGGGATCACCACCTTCATGCCGGTCTTGGCCTGTGTCAGGCGCAGGGTCGCGCCATCGTAATTGTTCCAGGTCATACGGATCAGGTCGCCGCGACGCTGGCCGGTGAGCATCCCCAGTACCACCACCCGGCGCAGGGCCTCGGGCAGCCCGGCAATCGCCTCCTGCGCCTGGGCATTGGTCCAGGCCGGGTAATGGCCGCCCTCCAGCTTGCGGATGCGCTCGACAGGCGACGTGTCCATGTAGCCGTTCTCCCGCGCCCAGGAGAATAGGACGCTGGTCACCATGGTGAAGCAGTTTCCGGCCGCCGGTCCTCTCGCCACGGCTATGGAATTTCTAAGGGTGATGATGTTCCGGCGCCGGATATCGGCTGCTGCCGTCATCTGCATGCGTTCGAGGAAGCTGAGATACAGGAGGTAATTCTTCTTGGTCGCCGGCTGGAGACGCAGGAACTCAGGGCTTCCTCGGTATGCTACGGTCAGTGCCCCGATGCTGCCGGGAGGATAGCGCCCGATCCGGGGGCGCTTCTCCTTCTTCTCGTAGGAATAGGTTTTACGGGTGCCGTCCGCGAGTGTTCTTGTGACGACCTTTAAGGCTTCCTGCCCGGATTTCATCTGCAATCCCCTCCACGATCCCATCCACCTCGGTGGAGACGTTGCCACTGAGTGCCAGATCGATCAAATGGCGATCCCAGAGCGGTGACTTCGGCCCGAAAAGGTAGGACGGCTTCGGCAGCTTCCCTGCCTTCTGGAGACGGGGCAGGTAGTCCACGCGCTTTTTGATATAGGCGGCCACCTCATCTCGGGTGAGCCAACGGTCCTCAGCCATCAACCCTCCTTAGCGCTGCAGCGGCTAGACGCTTGGCGACCGCCAGCGTTGTGGCTGCGGATATGGCTGCCAGAACCTCCGTCATATCGTCCAAGTCGCACTCCGCTATCTCGGCCAGGCGCCGAAGTCTCATCTGGATGGATGACGGACACCTCTCCATTTCCCGCGCCACCGCTCGGATGCTTTTCCCCGATGTGCGCAGGGAATCCATTCTGCGGTCCTCATCTGGTGTGAATCTACCGGCTCGCATCTGCTCTCCTGATTCCGTTCCGGCTGGTCACCACGCGATAGCCGTCCTCGAATTCGAGAAGGCAGCTGTTCCGAGCGCCGCGCACTAGCATGCGGCACCGCTGCCCGTAGCGCTCGGGTAGCCGGGCGCGCCAACGCCAGATGTAGGTGGTGTCACTCACCGGCCACAGCCCTCCGCATGGTATCTATGTCCGCGCGAATTTCATCGCCGTCATCCGTGAGCATCGGTGTGATGAACACCTCAATGGCATCATTGTTCCAATGCTTGAGCAGCCACCGGAAGCGATCAGCGTCCTCAGCCAGCCTGTCCCGCTCAGCGCGGATAGCGGCGATCTCGGTGTCTTTGGTGGCGCAGCACGGGTTGCATGGAGGCGTCACGCCACGACGACGCAATTGCGCTTCATAAGCCGCATTGTCGCCGCAGTTGTCCTGCCTGCCGGCGCCGCACCTCGGGCATTTTTCGTGCCATCGCAGAGAAGCGCCAGCGCATGCAGGATAGAGATTGTCGCGATCAGCCATCACCGCCCCTCCGTCCCTGCGCGGCGCTGTGCGATTTGCCGCGCTACTTCTCTGGTAACCGTGATGAATAGGATGCCAGCCAGAAACCCATAAGCGAACTGCACCATCACCGCGCCCCCTCGCGGTCGGCGATCTCGCGATCAGTGATGCTATTCAGACCGTCCACGGCGGCGCGGTATTGCGCAGTCTCTGCGTCGATCAGGGCGCGGATGGCTACGGCACAAGCACCATGGATGCCATCCATAACAGAGGCGGTTTGGCATTCATCATGCCACTTCGCCGCCTCTTCCAATCCCTGACGGCGACCCTCTGCAATCGCATCCGCCCGCTCATCCTGGGCCGGGGCGCGGGAGGTCCAGGCGGCGAGCCATGCGTTAAAACCGAATGCTCTTTCGCCGACAGTCAAACACGTTCCGATATTTTCCTTGGCCCATATCGAATACGCCTGACGTGCTCGCGCGGTGTCGTCAGCAGGATGGCTCTGGGGCTTCCTTCGAGTTTCTTCATACGCACGCACGACCATAGGATCATGTCCGTGCGGCGTTTCCTTGCCGCATATCGGGCAAGCAAATGTGCCTTGCGCGGTGTCGTCACTCATTGGAGTCATCCTCCCAATAGGACATGTCGGTATCGGCGCACTCTTCCGGGCCGTCTTCACGCTGTTCCTCATCGTCCCAATAGGATCGGGCAGTTTCTTCTGCATGCTGGCGCACCGCTTCGATGTCCTCGCCATCCTCGCGCTGGAGAAACCGTTGCGCGGCGCCGACCTGTCGCTTGACAAAGCGGTCGCAGAATTCGTCTTTCGTAATCGCATCGGTTTTGGTGTCGTCAGTCATGGCCGGTCTCCTGTGTGGGTGGGGTCAGAGCGCATGAGGAGCATTTCTGAATGAAACTCTTCACAAATCTTCCGCAGCGCCGGCATTTGTGCGTTCCGTTACCCACATAATCCCGTTTATCTCTAAGGGAATAAGAAGGCACAATATGTGGTATCTCTTCTAGGACCTTAGCGATTGAGGAAGCGTATTTGGATTCATGATCTGGAATGGATGCCAAATATGCTAGGTGCGCCTCTTCTGGGGTATCAAAATATCCTAGGTGGTAGCGATTACCAAGATGTTCATATGTCGCTCTGAATATCTTCACCTTTCTCTGTTTTGATATGAATACCCCCTTGGGTAGAGATCGTTCTCTTATTTGGTTTCTGTGGTTGTTATTCTCACGAGCGTAAACAAACTCAAGGTTGTCCACCCTATTGTTCGATGGGTCATGATCCTTGTGGTTAACCTGCATTTGGTCGGGAACCGGCCCCAAAAACTCTGCACATACTATTCTGTGCGCCATTATCCCCTTCGGCTTTCCTCCAGAGGAAACGCAAAACCGGATGTATCCTCCAGAAGTTTTCTGGCCCCTAAGCTCTCTTCCAGTTTTGGCGTTTCGGAGTGCTCCTTCAGAGGAAATCTCGTATCCACTAAGGTCAGCCACTTTTCTCCACTCAGACGCCATTGTTGATCCTCCCCGTGCCCGCGTCCCCGATGGGCGGGAGCGTGATGAACTGCTTCCCTTGCCTCCAAGCCTCGGCTTTGTCGGGCATTGTCTTGCCCATTTGCATGCGCTGAACTCCATAATCGTAACCGAGTTCGAATGCGGCTCTCGCCACCTGCTCCAGCAGCGCCGCGCGGTCTGTGGGCAGGAAGGAAACTGAGCCATCTGACCTAATGCATGTCTTAGCGATAGTCAGGCAATAGGACTGATCCTCGCACCCGTTGCATGTTTGGTTTTCGCTCTGCGCCGCGCGGTCTGTCATGGCACGTCATCCTCGGTCAACCAAGGCATGTCAGGATGTCGACGCGCACCACCGTCTTTGTCATTGCAAGACTCAAGGGCAGAAACCTCCCCCCGCGCTGGCGTTGAGGGCGGCTCGCATCTCGCCGAACCAATAAGCAGCAACTCCTGTGTGAAACGTAACGTTACGCGTATCTTCAGCGCGGTGTTCTACAAACTTGCGGCAAGCCTCAACAAGCTTGGTCTGCGCATCCCGCTCCTTGGTCACCATCGCCAGCGCCGCCGACGAGTCCTGGAGCGTGAGGGCCTGCCCCTCGATGGTGGTGCGGAGGCGGGCGAGTTCAGCGTCAGCATTCATCCGAGACGCGATCAGATCGTAGACCAAGCGGTGCGGCTTGTCGCTCCACTGATACGCTAGTGGCCCCTCGCCGCCCGGCGCGATCCAATGGTCATTGAGTGTATACTGAAGGACGCGCGGTTTGATGACGGAATAGACATCCTCCGCGCCCTCGGGCGTGCATTGCTCGGTCATTGCGGCGGGCTCCGTGGTGAGGGGGAGCGCGCGGATAGCATCCGCACATTCCTTGCAGGCGAACCTCTCGTTGAAGCTACTGAGTGGTTGGCCGGTTGCATATTCCGGCGACAGGAACGTACGCGCCTGCTCCTCACATGCATGGGCCGCCGCCTCCCGCATCATCGTCACGGCAATGACGCGCTCGCGTGCTTCCAGGGCAACAGCCTCTGCAATGAATTCCGCAAGTTCATCCTGAGTTATCAGAGCCATTTCGGGATATTCGGCTGGCGATGTGCGGTCGTCTCGCTCCACAAGTTCCTGCCAAGCTTCACGCGCCACCTGCTCCACCTCGCTCGGTTCGGTGCCCATCACGCTGCCGCCGGGGTGGTGTCGTAGAAGCGAGTGCGGGCGTCAGAGATATGCTGCACGGCTTGCTCCTTCAGGTCATCTTTGCCCGCTTCTTCCAGAAGCTTGAAGAACCCCCTGGCACGTTTCGAAATGTCGTCGAAGGCTTCCTTGCTCTGGAGAACGGCAACGTCATATGCGAACGCCTCCAACATCTTGTCGAAGTCGGGTGCGGAAACTGCTTTCTTCTCCTGTGGTGCATCGAAGTCAGGAATCTCATCATCGATTGACTGCCCCAGCGTCTGCTTAGTCGCTTGCGTGCGCGCTGGCTCTGCCTTCGCCTCGATCGTTGGGCCTGCGGTATAGGGCGTCGGCTCACGGGTCTGATGCTCATCGAACTCTTCTGGCGAATACACGCCAAGCATCACCTCTGGCGTGTGACGGCGCGCCCAGACGCGAGCCCCGTGGTAGGTCAGCATTTGCTCGGGCGTCTTGGCCCACCAACCATTGTCAGTCTTAGCAGATGCCAGAGTGACAGTGACGGTTCTCGTCTTGGTCTCGCCTCGGATCCTGCCGGAAACCACGACGGCGAGGTCTTTGCCCTCTCCGGTAAACTCGTAGTCCAGACGGCCATCGAGGACGCCGCTCGTCTGTATCGCCGCCGCGACGAGCTTGCCCTCGTACGACAACTTACCTTTGACAATACCGGTAGCTTGGGCGACGGCGAAGGGGCTCATCTTCCAGCGCATCGCCTGTTCAACGATAAGCAGGCAGTTGCCCGGCTTGCCCTGGAGATGTATCGGAACAAGATCGGCCGTTGCCATGAGCTTTGCGAGCTGCATGGCTCCATCCATGCTCGTCGGCATAAGGCCGGTACTGAGTGATGTCTGTGACTGCGGAACAATCGCGTTCATTTACTTTGTCCTCTTCGGGGAAATGCGAAGCGTGGGCGCTCCGCCATTGGAGAGTGCGGCGCCCGGCACCGGGCCATTCTTCAGTGCCGCCGCGATGGCCTTGCGGTCCGGCTGCGGTTCTGGAGTGGTCATCATCTCTGGCGGCAACGCTGATGGGTCCGTTATCTGGACCGAGCGCGGCGCGTCCGCCAGCGTGAGGCTGAACGCTTCCCCACCGAGCGAATAGCAGCCAGCGTCGGCCATTTGCTCTCGCAGGATGGCGCGCGATACCCCGGCAGCGTTGTTTGCGACATCCTCCAGCGCCTCAATGGCAAGGATCAGCGCGCCGGCCGCAAGGAATGCCTCGGTGATGTGCTCAGCGTCGCGCAGCTTCGTCTGAGCCGTCTTCACGGCAACTACGGCGGGGCCGACCGGATGGAGCGTCATAAGCATCGCATCGCGCAGGAGATCGGTCGCGGCTTCGGTTGTGTTGGTGCTCACAGCGCTAACCCCTCCCATTCCTCATCCATCGTGCGCTTCAGCGCCTCGCACTCCAGCTCGCGCTCGTCCAACTGGCGGTCGATGTCGTGCAGATCTCGGCGATACCTGCGCTTCTGCCGGCGTGACGCCGTCTTGTTCAGCGACTGCTCGACCTGCGTGCGGCGGCTGTATAGCGCCTCGATCTCGTCAAACACCGAATCCGCCGCCGGCTGGCGCCAGGCGTATGCGGGCGGGGTAGCGTGCGTGTGGGCGCTCATTCCCGCGATCTCCCCATGATGTAATCCGGGCGCCTCTGCGAGTTTGGAGGGCACACGCACAAAATCCGCCACCCATCATCCAGATGGCGCTGCAATTCATCAGTGCAGCAATCCCCAAGAAGCAATACATGATTCATGTGCAGCAGTCCGATGTTGGGAACGTGGACATGCACTGGCTGACCAGATAACTCAGGCATTGCTGAGCCCACAGGCATGGTGCCCTTGAATTTTTTGATCTTGAACTCAATGCCTAGCCGAGAAAACACCGGCCCGGCCTCATTTAGGTCAATGATCGCTTCGCCGGGCCAATAATGACCCTCGTTGCGTCCGGCCAGCTCATCGCAAACCCTGCAAGCTTCGGCGTAGTCCTCCTCCGAGAGTTCCTTAATCTTAGCTTTGCTTCCATATTCGATTTCAATGCGTGCAAGGCTCATATTCCGCACTCCCTATCCTGCTCTGCCTGCTTCATCGCGCGATCCAACCGCCGATCCGCCCACCATCCCCTCACCCGCGCCCACCACGACCGGCGCGGCGGCGCCGACGCACGGAGAAGGCGATGAACGTCGAGGAGCGTGACGGTTCCCTGGCCGCTGAAATCGTGGACTATTGTGCGCTCACTCACGACTTCACCCTCCGATCGAACTCATCGCCATCGGTTCCAAGCACGAGGTCCCAATAGCCGCGCGCCTTGAAGTGCCGGCCATCGGCATGCGGTTTGCGGCCAGTCTCTTCGAGCTTGAAAGCCTCCTCCTCCAGCTGGATTGCATACGCAGCGCGGGAGTAGCTTTCGCTGGACAGACGCAGCATGTCGCGGAATGTCGAGGTCATGTCGTCACCTCCGGGGGTTCAACAAACCTTGCGGTCTGTTTGATCTTTTCCATCATGCGGCTAGAGAACTCATCGTCGGTCATGTCATCGAGAGAGCGGAGGGGATTTGCCTTCTGCCATTCATCGAAGACAGTCGCGATCATCTCTTCCGAGATCGTAATTTCTATGACGCTCACTGCTTCATTCCCTCCACCCAGCTCGCTGGCGGCGTCATCGGCCGATAATCCCCCGCGATCTGCTGCGCGGCTGAGTTCAGTAAGGCGCCGTCGAACTGCACGGCGGCGGCATACCCGGCGATGAGTGCGGCAGCTGCGAGCGCGGCTTTGGTGACGGGGGTCATGGCGCACCTTCGACCGTGAACGGAGCGCAATTCGCCATCTCTCCGGCCCGCACGCACGACTCGGCATGCAGCGCGATCTCGTCTGCGTCGAAGCCCTTGGCCCGCAGCATCGCGACCGTGCATTTGCCGTGTTCATCGGTGCATTCGATCACTGCCAAAGCCAACTTGCGAATGACGGCGTTGCGCTCGACCTTGGGGCGGTTCGCGATCCAGGTCTGGGCGGCGAGGATGGCGGCTTCCAAATCGGCTCCGTCAACCTTGCCATTCGAGGCATGCTTGTATTCGCCTGTAGGCTCGATGGTCACATAGCAGTATGCGGCTTCGCGATAGCGGCCACCGAAGCTGATATTCACTTGCGCTTTCGATGTCCCGACCATCTTTTCAAGATGGACTTCCCAGGCGCGCAGATCGCTGGCGCTCATAGCCTTGGCTAGCGCCGGAAGTGTTGCAGTGTCAGAGCGTCCAGACATCGAAGCCTCCCATAATGTCGTCGTATTCAACGTCGGTGATCTTGCCAGGGTCTTCCCCCCATGCCGGATTCCAGTTGGCGCGGATGGAGGCTGCGGTAACGGCATCGCCGCCCTGCTCAACAAACCGGGCCATCATTTCCCTGCACGCTTGGACGCCGAGAACGAAGGCGCCTTTGCCAATTTCCTCGACGCGATCATCAGTGAACGAGGCGTCACCGTCGTCACCGTCACCCCACACTTCTAGGCTCACATCACTTCCCTCCGAGCGCGGCTTCGAGGGCGGCGCTCTTAAGAGCCAGTTGCACGGAGAGCCAACGAATGCGCTCTCTCGCGGCGGTCTGCATGCCGATGAGTTCAAAGCTGTTTCGGTCTGCCATATAGACCATGGTGGCCAATTCGAAGTCTGGGACTGCTCCGCAGTAAAGCTGCTGTCGACTTAGCTTGACATAATCCTTCGCAACCTCGTGGCCCTGTGGCGTTTGCCAATGTCCGGAGACGGTGCTCGGAACCTGAATATCTTGTGTCATTCGATCCTCTCGCGCCGGGCGCGGGCTGGGGGTGTGGTTTAGTCCAAGAACATGGTTTCTGGTCCGACTTGGGCATCATCCGTTATTTTCACGCCCTGTCCCTTTTCCGGGACAATGGTGATTTCGATCTCGCCTTTGACCGGCTGGAAGAGCATCGATCGGCCAGTCAATTTCTGGCCATCCCAATCCCATTTATCTCTTGAAAAAACATAGGGGCCAGGAAGGCATGTCGTGATGTCAGCCAGACGGCCAACATTGCTTAGGGACCGAGCGCGCGCCTTTTGATCTTCGGGTAAAAGGTCGAACAGACCCGGATAGAACATGCGCAGGTCGGTCAGAAACTTTGGAACTTGCTCGGTCTGATAACCAGAGATGACGCCGCCAAAAAGAGCGCGAGGCCTAGCGTTGCAAATCCGCTCAAGCAGGTCGGCGGTCATGTCGTTCATATTGACCCACTTACTTGGGAGCGGGTTACCGCAGTCTTTATATTCTTCCGCCATAAATGAATACGGCAGGTAGTAGTGATCTTGTATTTTGAAGATCCGGTTGTATGCCGTGTTGCTGTCAAGATTGCCGATCCATTCGGAATTCTCTTTCCGGCGGTCGCTCATCCACGAATGAAAACCACGGGCCCTTTTGGTCGGGCCGTTCGTGCAACACTTACGGCCAAACTTGCAGCCAGATAGGGATCCGGACAGGATGCACGAGTTGTTCTTCGTGTAGAGATCGCATCCCTGCGGATTCTGGCACGAGATTTCGTAGAGGGCTGCATTCCCGCTCTTGTCACCGAAAAGGCTCTTTGTCGGGTCGTAGACCCACGCTGATATCTTTTCCATCACTCCCCTCCCCCAGCATCGTCCTGCCGGTCGTGGAGGGCGGAGTGGGGATCTTCAACTGCGCGCCGATGGTCTTCTTCCATTTGGCTAGCTTGCAATTGCGCTGAGAAACAATGAAAGCACGCGCCCCAGTCAGGATCACCCTCGGGAGCGATCCTTGCGCCGCATGCGCATCGTGCGTCGGCCCATCCAGGTTCCAGCCACCAAAGAGACATCACCACGCCCTCCCGAACACTTCCTCATCCCGCCGCGCGTCATACCGCGCCGCCTGCGCGTCGGCCTTCGCGTCCTCGGCGGCTTCCGCTTCCTGCTCGATCAGATGCTCCTGCAACCATTTCGAGCTGCGTGCACCGTCTTCGAGTGCGCCCAGCATGTCTTCGTTGATGTCGAGTCCGAGGCCGGACTTGCGGGCCTTGATCTTGGTGACCAACTGCTCACGCATGTCCTGGATTTCGAGTTCGGCCGCCAGCGCATCTTCGACCGCACCTGAAGTCGGCTTGCCCCAGTAAGCATCGAAGGCAGCCTGGGAGAAGTTGTCGGGCAAGTTTCCATGATACGACATCAGTTCCATCCTTCCTTTGCCAACATCTCCCGATCCCGCTCGATCCGCTCCATCGCCTCGGCCACCAGCGGGTCATCTTCCGCGACGCCCAGGGTCCGCGCGATGTCCAGCCAGCGGGTGGCGGCCTCCAGGTCGGCGCGGATGGCGGGGGTGTGGGTCATGTCAGGTGCTCCGAGCCGAGAGTTCAGCTTCAAGTGCCAGCGCATCATCCGCGCTTGCTACCTCGAACATCGGATGCGTAACTCCATCCTGCATGATTTCTAGATTGTGAACCTTGAACAGGCCGCCGAGCGTCCAGTTGCAGCCGCGAACCGCGCGCCGTTTCTTAGCCTTCGCCGTCATGTCTTTTGACGAGGGCCATGGGCCCGCATCGGTGAACCGACCCTCGCAAGAAAATCCGATGTAATTCTCCGCCTTATCTGCAGCGACCCCCGCTTTGATCAGCGACGCGAGGCTTTGGACTGTTCCGCAGATTGGGCAAACAAGTGCGGTATGCTCGCGAGACGAGACGCCCTGCGCTTTGAGCCGATCATGAAACTGCTCGACTGTAATTTGTTCCTTCATGGTGTCGCTCCGTTTGCTGCTGTGTCTCTACCGCCCCGAGCCCAGCACCCTGGCGGATGTCTGGGCCTAGCCGGCTGGTGTGGCCGGAGATTGGTTAGGGCATTGGGCTGGGTTCCCCCTGTTGCGTTCCCGGTGTCGCAACCGGGGTGGCGTGCGAGGAGTATTGCGTATCGCAACATGAATTGCAATACGAAATTTCAAATTTCAATTTTGACCTGCTCGGTCGGGCTCCGGGAGCGTCTGTCAGCCCGCTGTCAGAAATCCATGCTAAACTGGTGGGCATGCCTAGACGACCGCCTGCCCGTCCCGCCGCTCCGGGCTCGCTAAGCCCTCAGACCGCTAAAGACCTGAGGTTTCTCTTGGAGTGCCTAGAGCGCAGGGATCGCATGGTGGTCGCCATGGTAGGGCGCAACCGGCCCAGGAATCCCACTCGCGACGAGCTGATGCGCCAGATCGTGTGCGCATTCGGTGACGGTCGCATACAGACCATCTCCTATTATGAAGGGATCGTCGGGCGCCTCAGCAGCCGGACCGCGGTGCGGCGAGAGATCCACAGCCTGGAGGCTCGTGGGCTTCTCCTGCTGCAGCCCTCTAGGCGGGATGGGCGTGCGCTTTGTGTGGTCCCGAGCGACCGGATGATCACCACATTCACCCGGGCGCTAGCCGACATTAGGGCCAGAATCGAAGCGCAGTTTTTGAAGGAAAACGCAGACTCTTAAGTTGCCATCAGCAGATATGGCGACCGCACATAGCGGCAAATTGGCGCTATTAATAAGCCGAAAGGATGATAATGTTTTTCATGGACGCGTGATTGACATGGCGCCCCAACTCGAATCCAGGAATATCCTAGAATGGGTGACGTGTTGCTATTTCGGGGGCCGGTCAGGCCAGACCTTAACAAGCGTCTCGACCAGAGACACGACCGCGAGCTTAATCTCCAGCCGCAAATGTCTCCAGATGAATGCCATCTTCTCATCAACGCTGCTCTCCTTCGGATCGCCGCTAGTCTCGGCATCGCCGATAAGGGCCCTTTTTCCTCGGGATAGCTTCGGGGGCAGCTTCTTCGGGGGATCGCCCTCGCCGGTCAAAATCCAGCCAGCGGAGACATTTTCAAGCTTGTCCGCATAGGCTTGGGCAGTCGGCAGGTCCATTCCCCGCAGGCCACCCTCATGATTGGCGTAGGTGCCCTGGGGGATAGCAAAAGCCTCGTAAAAATCGATCTGCTCACCATAGCCGGCCGCGATTCTGGCCTGCCTTAGCCGTTCTCCGGCCTGGCGGCGCACCTCCTCTTTGGCTGATGCTCTCGCGTTCATGTTGCATCGTGTAATGCAATCCTCCATCAGCGCGAAACTTCATATTGCAATTTCAATTTCGATATGCAATATGGCTGCATGCTGTTCAGTTCAGATGTCATTGACCTTTGGCCATCCGTAGCTGACTTCGCCTCTGATGTAGGCGTGTCAGTAAATCTAGCCCGCGTTTGGAAGCATAGGCAGTCAGTCCCGGCCGAATACTGGCATCGGGTCGAAGACGCCGCCGACAAGCGCAAGATTAACGGCGCTACAGCTCGCGAGTTGTCTGTCATTGCTAGCCAGCATTCCCGTTCTTCTGGTCGGGCCAGCATCCCATGACCCCGCTCATCCAGATCGCAGCCTTCATCCTTATCGCCTGCATCGCGCTATGGCTTCTCGACATGGGAGGAAAAGCATGATCCCCGACGACGACGGCCTCTCCAACCACGAGTTCCGCCACCGCACCGAGTGGGGCGCCCGCGCGTTCAACGCTCTGGGCAAGCTGGCGCTGTATGTGGCGCTCCTGTTCATGGCCCTCTATCTCTACGGCCATCACCTTGAGCCCGCATTCCGAGGTGTGAAATGATCAAGCACACACGCAAGCCGAAGGACGGCCTGACGGACGCTGAGCGCAATTTGCTCAAGGCAATCACCGAGGGTGGTTCTGCGGTCATCTCAAAGCAGCGCCTCCTCTGCGCTGGTGAGTTTCTTCCGTTCGCGCCGTCCACTGCGCTGGCACTTGTCGGCAAGGGACGGTTGCGGTTCTCGGAACCAAAGAGATTGGAGCCGGTAGCATGACACTCGCCCTATTCCTCATCCTCTTCGGCCTGATCTTCGGCGACATGGCGCAAGAGGCGATGAACGCGATGGACGGAGGCACGCGGGCATGAGCACGTCATGCTCCTGCTATTGCACCGGCCGCTGCAAACTTCCCCCATATACCTGTGACGGGCAACCGATGGTAGTTGGCAGACCTGCCTACCCATCCGGGCCAGGACAACCCTGGTGGGGCGTCGTCCCGCCAGATGGCGATTACCACGCTCCAGTGCCATATCCTTCTCCTGTGGTCGTCTCGCCAACACGGGGTTGCATCTGTCCGCCCGGTGCGAACAAGGACTGCGAGGCTCCGATGTGCCCACGCAAGGCGCCCGGGGTATCCGGGTCGGTGGCACGATGACCGACCGCAAGCAGACCGCCGACGCCGTTCTCGCCATGAAGCGCGCGGGCAAGAAGCCTTGGCAGATCGCGGAAAACCTTCGTGTCTCCGAGCGCCACGTTATCAAAATCCTCGACGCGCTGCGTCTTAGTGGCGTCGACACGTCGCCCGTGAAGCAGGAGGTGATGCTGTGAAATACGTAGCAGTCGCGTTCCTCCTCGGCATGATTGCCTGCGGTGTCGGAGACTTTCTCGATCGCGACATGACCTCTGTGTGCATCGATGCGGCCCTTGCTTCGGCGTGGATTGTCATCCTTCGCATGGAGTGGAAGCCATGACCGCCCGCTCCATCTTCGACCCGCGCTTCCAGGTTCCAGGTCAATGGGCCGGGCCCCTGCCACGATCCGAAATCGATGCGATGCTGGCGGTGCCGGTGCCCGTCGAGGCCGAGCCGCAGATGACTCTGCGACAGTGCGTCGATGCCCTTCGCGAAGTCACACGGAAGCACGGCGTCAAGTTTCCTCCGCTTGAGGAGTTTATGGCCGAGATGCGCGGCGAGGATGAGCCCGTGCCGACCCGCATGGGCGCCGATGACATCCGCGAGCCAGTTCCGGCAACGCCCGAGCAGATTCGGAGCACGATGTGATGGGATCGCCGCTGCTGACCAAAGCACAGATTGCAAAGATCGCGGATCTTGCGTCCACCACGAATCTGCTGCTCAAGGATATTGCTAAGCGGGCTCACTGCTCTCCATCGGCGGCTGCCCGCACCGTGGAGCGCCTGGGCATTCCGCGCGAATCCCATCGGTCTAAGCCGAAGCACAGCTACAAGCAGATCGTAGCGCTGGCCCGGAAGCATCGGCAGGTTTGCGTTGCCACCCGGATGGGCTGCGACCGCACTACCGTTAAGGCGGCCGTGGTGGCCGCAGATATTCAGCACGGGAAGTGTACCTGCATTCTGAGCAAGGTCTCCGGCGCTGCCGTCCGCGCTCCCAATCCAGTCGCTCCCAAGCCGGCACTCCCTATCGCTGTCACCGCTAAGAAATGGTCCGAAGGGCGCGACGGATACCTCCGGGCTATGAAGAAGGCAAAGACGCCGCCGTGCTACATGCCAGAAGAGCTGAATTCTGAGTTTCCTCATCTGGCTCGCGTTTCCCTCGAAGATGTCTGCATTCGTCTGCGCGGGATTGCAGCGTGAGATCCCCATCTCGCCGCTGCGCTTCCCAGGCCTTCACCTGCTCGAGCAATCCGGCTCTGAGCAGGGCCGCGTCGATCGCCTGTCCCAAGGTGATCACCTACTCGTCGTCTCCGTCCCGCACGCCCCCGCGTGCGTCTCGTCTGTCTTCGTCAGTCACGTCTTCGTCTCGTATGATTCCCCATAGCCGGCATAGCAGCCGGTTCATTACGCTAATCCAGTGCTCGGGGGCGACGCTCTCGAAGTCCTCCTCGTCCGTCATGCGTGCGCCCCTCGTCCTCTCTGATGTTGACCATCAAACATCGGAGCGGATCGCAAATGTCGAAAAACAGTTTCCAAATTCAGAAACATAAAATGTCCTGCAGCATCACTACGCCAGAAGCCAAGGAAGTAACTGACCTATTCAATGCGGTCGTGCGGGACCGCCTCCATGAGGGGCGCGCCAGAGTGATCGAAGACATCGCACGCAAGCTGGGAATGAAACCGAGCCGCGTTGCCAAGCTCCTGCGCGAGGAAATCCCGCGCGTGTGGGCTGATGAGCATCGGGCGGTTCGTGAGTGGCACGCGTCGTGGCAGGAGCGCCAGATCGAGCAGCTCCGCCACAAGGCCGAAATGCTAGAGGCGCGGACGCGCGCCCGGAGAAACCTATAATGATTTGGCTGATCAACTGGTTGTGGTTGAAGTTCTGCGTTGCCATGCACACTGACGGTGAGCGCCAGGTAGACTGGGCGATCCCGCGCGTGAAGGCCGCACTCCAGCGCGACGAGAAGCTGCGGAGGCGCGGGCTGTGATCGATATCCCGCAGGTGGTCATCTTCCACCCGAAGCACTGGCCAGAAGAGACGTGGAAGATTGTTCGCACGGCAACGGCTTTGTCTTCTGACGGCAAGAGTTGTGATTGCGTCGAGCTGATCGATGCAATCATGGCGGACTATGGATGGAGTGAGGAAGAAGCGGAAGACCATATCGACTACGCGGAATATCTTGGCGCCATCAGTCCCGCCCCCGGGCTTGGGGAGATGGTGCAATGAGTCAGCCGGCCAAATTGGCATTTCAGGGCCACGACAACTCTTGTGAGACCTGTGATGCGCTACCGCCTGAATGGCGCGCGCTGGTGCATGAGTTCGGGGCATCGGTCGTCAGGGAACTGCTCATGTCTGGGGTAACGTCCCCAGATCGAGCGCGGCATCTAATCGGGGCAATCCTGATTGGCGCTACCGAACCAGGCAACAAGATCAGAAGTTTCGATCTCCCGCGGTGGGCACATCAAGCCGAGATTGTTCTGTCCCGCGTCGGCTGCAGCGTGCCGATCAGAAGTCTTCAGGCGCAAATGCGAATGGCTAATTGCGTGATCGCGCCCCTTAGTCCGAGTGGCCCCATGATTATGGCGAGCATGAAGGCGATCGAGGGGATGCCCCTGATGACCAAGCCACGCAAACATACTCTGCGGCTGACCGCTGCCCTCACGTCGGTGACCGCGGAGATATCAGCATGAATCACAATCCCCCTACCCCAGGGCGATGCGGGGCCGGCGCGCAACAGCCGGCGGCTGGAGGGCAGATGTCTGTTGTTACGGCGCTCGGTGCCTCATGCATCGGGCGCCCCTTCGCGCGCACGGTGGGCGTATGAGCGAGCTCTGGTGCGTCAATATCGTTGGTCCTGATGCCGTGCACGCATGCATGTCCAAGGAACAAGCGGAAGGTCTGGCAGCCAATATCAATCTCCGCTTCAAGCCCCTCGCAGACGAGCTGGATGTGCTTTACGAAGCGCGCGTTATTCCATGGCCATGGTCTGCCGCTCTCCACTGCTCCGATTACCAGAGCACCCTAAGCGGCTGGGGCGATCTTGTCCCACAAGTTTCCCAGATCCCGGCCCCGTCCGGTGATGTCGGCGCGCTCGCGACTGATCTGAGCGCCGTTTCCACCTCAAACTGCGCGGCCGGGTCTTCGGGCTCGGTCGCGGCTTTTTCGGATGATGCGACGAGGGCGATGCGATGACAGTTCGCCTTCTTAACGAGGACTGCCTCACTGCGCTGCCTAAGCTGGCCTCAGAAGGTCTGCAGGCTCATTCCGCCGTGACAGATCCGCCCTATCACCTGACCAGCATCGTGAAGCGGTTCGCCAAGAGTGGGCGTACAGATAGCACGTGGTCCCGATCTGGACTGCACCAGAGGACGGCTCGCGGGTTCATGGGTAAGACCTGGGATGGCGGGGACATTGCCCTTCGCGCCGAGACGTGGCGCCTTGTCTATGACTGCCTGCGCCCAGGCGCTTATCTTCTGGCATTCGGCGGAACTCGGACCTGGCATCGCCAAGCCGTCGCCATCGAGGACGCTGGCTTCGAGATCCGCGACACGATCATGTGGCTCTACGGAAGCGGCTTCCCAAAGTCCCACAACGCGGGGGACGGCTGGGGCACCGCGCTAAAACCCGCTGTTGAGCCAATCGTGCTAGCGCGCAAGCCACTGATTGGCACTGTCGCGGCGAATGTGGCGCAGTTCGGAACTGGAGCCATAAACATAGACGCGAGCCGCCTGCCCGATGGGGGCGTCCTCGTCACTACAGGGAATGGGAAACGAGATCGCCAAGACGGATATGGAATGCAGGGTGGCATTATAGGAGGCTCTCCACTCGGCCGCTGGCCGGCCAACGTGATCCATGACGGATCAGATGAGGTTGAGGAAGCGTTCGCGGCATTCGGAGAGGCCCCCGGTCAGCAGTTCACTGTCGGCCCCCAGCATGGAAAACGCGATAGCGTCAATGTCTATGGAGACTATGGCGAGCGCCCCCTGACACTTCCACGCGGCGACACCGGAACTGCCTCTCGCTTCTTCTACACAGCCAAGGCTAGCGCAGCCGATCGCGCTGGCTCCAAGCACCCCACCGTCAAGCCAACTGACTTGATGCGCTATCTGGTGCAAATGGTGACCCCAAAGGGCGGAACGGTGCTCGATCCCTTCGCCGGATCTGGGAGCACCGGCCTGGCAGCCGATCAACTCGGTTGCGATGCGGTCTTGATTGAGCGGGACCCCGGATACGCTGAAGACATTCAGCGCAAGATCACTGGCGACTGCCCTCTATTTGCCGAGGTCTCAGCGTGACGGCCCCCGCGCGCGGAGAGGGTGTGGGGAAGGTGGAGGTTCTAGCCGCTCTGCGTGAGGCGGTGCGTGCCGCCGGCGGCATTCGCCGGTTCGCGGATCAGCGCGGCGTGAATGCTGGAAGTGTTTGCCAAATTCTAAACGGAAAGCTTGAGCCGACCGAGGGTGTGGTCAACGCGATCGGCTACATGGCCATCACAGTTTACCGGCCCATAGTGGCCGCAACAAGGAACGCAGCATGAGCGAGCTTGGACATAATTCCGGTGATGCGGCAGCCCAGGGCAATATCGCAGCAGATCGTCTGCGGTCCATTGTGGAGCGAATCGAGAGGCTTGAGGAGGAACGCAAGGCACTCGGAAGCGATATCAAGGACATCTATACGGAAGGTAAGTCCGCGGGATTCGACGTGGCTGTGCTGCGGCAGCTCATCCGCATTCGCCGTATGGAACCAGCCGACGTCGAAGAGCGTGAAACGCTGTTGGATGTGTACCGCCGCGCGCTTGGTATGTGACGATGATCCTCGGTGTTGACCCAGGTGCCCATGGCGCTCTCGCTGTGATGACCGATGAAGGTCATCTCATCGCTGCTTTTGATATGCCTTCGATCGAAGTTAAGGTGGGAAAGACGAAACGAACACGGATCGCGACCGCCGATCTTGTCGCGCAGCTTCGCACGTATTCGATCGACCAGGCGTATGTGGAGCGCGTTGGAGCGATGCCGGGCCAGGGAAGCGCCAGCATGTTCTCCTTTGGGCAGGCGGCCGGACTGATCGAGGGGGTCCTTGTTGCCCTCGGGATCCCCATCACCTTCATCACCCCAGTCAGCTGGAAGCGTGCGATGCAGGTTCCATCCGACAAGGGGGCGTGCAGGCAGCGCGCTATGCAATTGTTCCCTCAAAGCAGTGACCTCTTCAAGCGCTTGAAGGATGACGGTCGTGCCGAGGCTGCAATCCTTGCTCTGTATGGCCTGCGTCATTCTGGAAAGATCGCGGCATGAACCATATTTCCCACAACTCAGTCACAACTCTTAAGGACTTTGACCGAGCACGACAGGACATGCTCTCTGCCTTCATCCAGTTGGTCAGAGAGGGTCGGTCATCGGATGATCTCAATGAAGTTGTCGATGACACTTCCTCCGCGATGCGCCAGCTTATTGCCCTGGGATGCTAACCTATGGACAGCGAGCAGATCTATTCGCAGCCTAGCCGTAGCTTTTTCGAGGGTCTCGCCTTTCGCGAGCGGCCGGCGAACCTGCAGGCTGAACAGGCCGTCATTGGCACACTTATCGCGTCCGGCCGCCATCACGAGAAGATCGCGGACATCCTTCAGCCGCACCATTTCGCGGACCCCGTTAACCGGTCGATATATGCAGAGCAGGTCAGGCGCATCGGCCTGGGGTATTCGGCAGACCCGACGTCCATGAAGTCGTGGCTTGAAACGGACCAGACATGTCTCGATCACGACGCCGGGCATGCCTACATGCTCACGCTCATAGATGCGATAGTCCATCCTGAAAACATCGTCAGCTGCGCGCATGAGATCGTGCGGACCTGGCAGCGCCGGGAAGTGATCGACGCTGCAGAAGACTTTCTCTCCGCAGGCTTCGACAACGATGCAGACCCGGCTCAGGTGATCCCGGCAATCGTTACCAGGCTTGAGGACTCCCTGACGCGCCACCGCGCTAAATCCATCATCCAGTTCAACGATGCGCTAGAGGGTGCGATGCTTGAGATTGAGAACGCGCAGAAGGGAATTGCACCGCGCATCCTCAAGACCGGGTTCCGCGGCATTGATGGCCTGATCAACGGCTTTAGGCCAGGAAGCCTTAATGTCCTAGCCGGTCGCCCTGGCATGGGAAAATCAAGCCTTGGACACCAGATTGCGCTGAACGCCGCCCGTTCTGGAGTGGGTGTTCTAGAAATCTCCCTTGAGATGACCGCGGAGGAGCTGGCTATGCGCAGCCTGGCGCTGGCATCGGGTGTTCCTGGACCGGTCCTGACCAAAGGCGACCTCACGCCGAATCAAGTCGATCGTATCATGCGTGGTCGGCACGAAATGGCGCACCTTCCTCTGATGATCGAAGACGGCAGTAGCCTTACCATGGGCCAGATCGTCGCGGTCGCGAAGAAGGCACAGCGCCAGCACACCCTCGGCCTCATTGTGGTTGACCACCTTCATATCGTGAAAGCTGACGGGATCGACCTGAAGCAGAGCGCAACCTGGGCAGTTGGTCGCATCTCCGGCGCGATGAAGAAACTTGCGAAGGATTTCGATTGCCCGGTGCTTCTGCTTGCCCAGCTTAACCGAGGCGTCGAGGGCCGCGACGACAAGCGCCCTGGGCTTTCCGATCTCCGCATGTCAGGAGACATCGAGCAGGACGCTGATACTGTCTCGTTTGTGTACCGCCAGGAATACTATCTAGGAAAATCCGACCCTGAAATGCAGGAGGCAGAGAGCCCCGAAAAGCACCGCAAGCGCGTCGAGAGCTACCGCGAGCGCAAGGCCGAATGCGCCGGCAGAGCCGAGTTGATCTTTGCCAAAGTGCGCAGCGGCGCAACCGGCACGGTCCCCCTAATTTTCCATGGCCCGACTACATCTTTTTCGGATGCGGAATAGGCGAGATCAGGATATATTGAGATGACAATGAGCGATCTCCCCGAGCCGTTGACGCCTGCCGACTGCGACCTTCGCGGCATGGAGTGGATGCCCCTTCACGGGCATAAGCTCTATGGCAGCGATTTCGACGCAATCGCCAGCGATGCCGAATATCGTGCGGCGCAACGTTTGTGGTGGGCTGCCTGGCAGCAGCAGGTTCCGGCCGCATCGCTCCCCGACGACGACCGCGTTCTTGCCCACGCAGCCGGATATGGCCGCGATCCCAAGGGGTGGGCAAAGATCAAGTCAGTTGCGTTGCATGCTTTCATCAAGTGCTCCGATGGCCGCCTATACCACCGGTTCCTATCTCCCGAGGCGGTTGTCGCATGGGAAATGCGGCGTGATGCAGTGGAGGAGAAGGAGAGCACGAAGGAGCGCCAGAGACGCCACCGCGAAGCTCGGCGCGATAGGTTCGCTACGCTTCGTGAACGCGGCATTGACGTCTCCTGGAACGCGACGACAGACCACCTAAAGATGCTTCTGTCACAATCTAATGACGCTACCGTCACGCAACTAGGACGCACCTGTCACAGTGACAGCGACGCACCTGATACGGCTAAGACAGGACAGGACAGAGACAGTAAGAAAGTAAGAACAGAGGCTACGCCTCTGACGCCGACCGGCGTCTCTGATCCCCCTGGCCTTTGGTCTGAAGGTCTAGCCACGCTCAGCCGCCTATCCGGCAAGCCGGCGTCGAAATGCCGGAGCATGCTAGGACAGTGGCGGAAATCAGCCAAAAACGACGAAGAATTGCTGGTGCTGATCGAGCATTGTGACCAGCAAAGCATCGTCGATCCGTTCGCCTGGATCACCAAGGCCATAGCTGCAAAACCCAAGGAAACCTCAGGGCTTTTCGAGGGGAAGTCACTTTACGACATGCCTGGAGTTGTGTGGCACGCCAGCACGGGGAAACCCATGATCAACGGGGATTTTCTCGATGTGACCACGGACTGGGCGCTCGAAGCATCGGGGACGATGCGCGACGCTACCAGCGAAGACGTTTCGATCGTCTCGGCCTGGATGACTGACGGCTATGAGCCGGTCACGATCCGAGACGCCATCCGCAAAATCGCCCTGAGGAACGGATACGAACGGCCATCCTCCCTGCGATATTTCGACCGAGCCGTTCGTGAACAACCGAAGGGAGTTGCTGCATGAGCAAGACCGAGAAAGACCCGAGCGCCGTCGTTGTGCCGTTTGGGAAGCACAAGGGGGCAACCGTCGCCGAGCTTCTGACCAAGGACCCGCAATACGCGGAGTGGGTTTTGGCTCAGGGGTGGGTGGCAGAACGCTTCGCCGAACTGCATGCCGCGATCCTGACGCGGGGAGCGGTGACGGATGACACTCCCGAGCACAATGCGATGCAGGTTCGGTTTCTGTCGGAGGAGTTCCAACTAGCCGCGATTCTTGCGGCACGTCCGGGGATTCTTGAGAAGGAGGCGTCCGAAATTCATCAACGCCGTGTTGAGTGGGCGTCTAGAGAGCTTAACGAGGCGAAGCGTGGCCTAGAAGGGCATGAGCGCGATATCGTGACCTACTCAGCGCCCAACTACGCAGAAGTCAAATGGGCAGCCGATTCCGTGGAAAAGGCACGAGCCGACTCTATCCAGGCAGGCGAAAAGGTCTCGGATCTGGAAAAGAAGCTCGCCAACGCTTCGTCTGAGTCGATCATGCTTACGTCTAGCGTCATCTTCGAAGACCGCGGGACGGACGTATGGGTGTTCTGGTCCATGGATGGACGCGGCCCATACCGAGACGACAGCGACCGCAGGGGGACGTTCGAGTTAAAGCCGACGATCGGCGATGACTTTCCAAGCGTTATGCGTGAAATGCAGCGACTCGGTGCCCGCAACTTGGTGGTTGGAACCTATACGGGCCGCGCTGTGTCGGAGCCTGACCTACGCAAGATGTTCGAGGCCAATGGGCGACGGCTCGTCTTTATGCGAGATATTGAAGCGGAGTTGGCCAACGCAAGAGAAATCATTGCTGAAGGCTTCAAGCAATCCCCCATCGTCGCGCGCGCGGCCGGAGACCTCGCGTAATGGCCGGGTCAGTCAACAAAGTCACCCTCATTGGCAACCTCGGCAAAGACCCCGAGATCCGCGCCACGCAGGCTGGCGGCAAGATCGTGAACCTGACCGTCGCCACATCGGAGAGCTGGAACGACAAGGCCAGCGGTGAGCGCCGCGAGGTCACTGAATGGCACCGCGTGGTGATCATGAACGATCGCCTAGCCGATGTCGCCGAACGCTTCCTGGTCAAGGGCTCGAAGGTCTACCTCGAAGGCAAACTCCAGACGCGCAAGTGGACGGACCAGTCGGGCGCCGACCGCTACTCCACCGAGATCGTCCTGGGGCGGTTCAACAGCGAACTCGTCCTCCTCTCCCCGCGCGACACCTCCGACGCCTCCACGCCCTCCCAAGCCCCCGCACGGGGCACGTCTGGCGGCGGTGCTGTGCCGGCAGGACGCGGGACGGGTGGTGGTGGGTGGGACGCGCATACGGGCAGCATCGATGATTCGGAGATTCCGTTCTGATGACCCAGCACGCATGGGCGGCCGGCTACACGGCCATAAGCCAACTCTTCGCCGAAATGGACGCTGAGTTGGGTCACCTCAGGGCAATTTGCTCTGAATATTTTGACCTCATCCAGGAGATGAAAGCCCAGATCCGGGAGGCAGCGAACCTCAGAGCAGAGCGTGACGACGCGCGGACCTACTGCACAATTCGCGCCGGTCGCATCGAGACCATGGGCGCAGCTCTCAGGCAGATAGCGGCGATGCAACCATGGGTCGGAAGCCATCCGGACTACGGTCAAGGCCACGATGCAGCGCGTGAAGCTGCGCGGGAGATCGCTCAAGCGGCGCTCGACAGCCCTCACGCGGACGTCCTGCCATGACCCACCCCACCCCCGCCCACTCGCTCCTCCCCCGCTGGCGGCTGCTTCCCCGCGCGGACCAGGAGCGCGTGATCGACCTGATCGAGGACGACCGGGAGGACGAGGTAGCGGAGGTGTTGGGGATGAAGCGCATCACAGGCGCCTCAGAGCCATCCCTACACACCCTCGGTGCGGCCGACCACCACACCGCCTTCCAGCCGCCTCCAGCCGCAGCCACGAAGGTGCGCGCGTGACGCATGACCATAGAACGAGCCATGAGGGGGATGGGGGTCAAAAGTCCAGCCTCGATGGTCAATGCGGACCGGCATCCCCGCAAAAAAGCCACCGTCGAATTAAAATTCTTGGCTGAAACAAAATTTCATGAATGAAGGAGAGTGACGTGATGATGCACTGGCATTGGCCGCAATGGGTGATGGGAGGGTGGATGCTTCTGAGCATCTTTCTCGCCCCGCTCTGGGTTGGAAAGACAGAAACCGCCACTGCCGCCACCGCCGTCGGGAAGATTCTCAGGGTGGTTCTCATCGCCGGCCTTCTGACGGCCGGGGGATTTTGGGCATGAGCGACACCAAAATCACAAACGAACTAGCCGGAGACGCCATCCTCGCCGTCTACAACGCCGAGAAGTCACGCCGGGCCAAGCTCAGCGCGCAAGCGGTCAAACGCGAAGCCCGCAAGCGCGAGGAGCGAGCGAGGGTGGCAGCGATGAACGCGGAACTCGACGCGGCGCTGGATGGGGTTGAGCCCGGGTGCCTGACCATCGATCGCGAGACGTTCGATGGCCGGGCTGGTTGCGGCGGCCCTGGTGGTATTTCAAGCCCTGGCACATACACCATCCGTTCTGGCGAAACGCAGGTGTTCAAGATCGGCGACACAACTGTCACGTTGGCCGCTCGCACCCGCCATTGGGACCGCGACGCCATAATGCTCATCCTCGGCCTCATCCTCGGCATGGCCGTGTTCGCGACGCTCAGGGTGGTGTGTGGGTGATGGAAGGATATCTCGGCGAACAGATCATCGAAATCGAGGCTCTCATCCCTCCGACGACTTGGGCGCTTCATTGGCTTGAACGCTACAGCCAGATCGATGGAGAGCATCACAAGGCGTGGGTGCTGGATCAGGTGGCGCGCATTCTTCGCGGAACGCCGGTCATTGCCAAGTTGGCTTCATGGGAGAATGGAGCGGTCGAAATGCGCTATTCGCTTGGCGAGCCATCTGAAGCCTATCTCTCGTGGGTCGCCGCTTACGAAGATGGCGGCGAGTATTCATGGGACGTGGGTATCGCACCATGACCCCCTGCGCCACCTGCCGACACGCGGAGACCTGGCCCATAGGATACTGGTTCTGGCGCCGAGAGCGACCGCGACCGTTCGGCATTTGCCTGCACGACGCGGCGGGCGGTGCGGATCGAGAGGACGTTCGGGCCGATGGCGGGCCGTGCGGGGCTGAGGCGGTGTTGTGGGAGGGGCGGTGATGACTCCAGAGGAAACTATCGAGGCCGACGCGATCCGGCGGTCTGGTATCCCGATGCCCGAATGGCTGGCTGTCGACCAGTGCGTTCGTAACCACTACCGGCACGCGGCTCAGGAAGCGGCGGCGAAGGACGCGGAGATTGCGGAGGTTGTCGCGGCCAATCTGCGCTGGTCAAAGAAGTGCGCGAACATGCTGGCCGAGAATGTTCAGCAGCGGGCGGAAATCGCCACAATCGGCCAGGCGTTCCAGCAGCTTCTAACCACGGCAGCCGAGTCCGCAACCGAGGCCACGCTGCTACGAGATGAGCTATTCGCCCTCAAGCACGACATCGATAGCTACATCACCATCAACGCCGAGCTGGCGACGGAGAATGTGAGGTTGCGGGCCGTTCTGGAGACACTGTCCCAGGCTGACGGAACCAAGGCGAAGGTTCGCGCTATCGCCCGAGCCGCTCTCGCACCATCCCCGCCGCCCTGCGACACGGAGGGCGTGTGATGCAGCCAGTCATCATCCCCATCTCAGCCGAGGTCGCCGCTGCCGCCATGGCCGCGCTAACCACCGCTGTCAGCGCGCGCGAGCCCGAACCGTGCCCCTGCTGCGTCCATCTCATCCGCGCCCTCACCGCCGTGTCTCGCGCGACCAGCCTGATCCAAGCGGCGCAGATAGCGGAGGGTGCGCTGCGCGGAGATGTTGGTACTGCAACACAGGATGTGGTATAGGTGCGGGAGCGAAAGGACATCATGATGACCGGATCCATGCGAGACGCATTCAATGCTTGGCTGGTGGCAAGCGGAACGCACCCTGGTTTAGTTAGCAAAGGCTTCTGTGTTCCCATGCCGGAAAAGATATGGGTCGCAGCATACACGGCAGCACTTGAGGCTGCGGCTGATAAGTGCGACGCGCGTGCGGACTTTGCACGCTCTGCGGCCCTTGGATTTGCAAGCGACGCCGATGATTCAGACCGATTTGATGGCGATGCCGACGAATGCCTGAGATGCTCTGACGCAATCCGCGCGCTGAGGGACGCTGCATGACCCACCCCGCGCTGACGGCGGCGTCTCGCAAAGGCATTCTCTGGTTGCCTGCCGATGGCTCATGGTGCGTCGGATCTTCTCCGGATCGCAGCACAACGGCCGGGCTTCAGTGGCTAGTCTTTCGCAAGCTTGTCGAGGAGGAATATGGCGACTTCGGTGCGCGAGGGGGCCGCTGCATTCGCAGGCGACTAACGCCGGCCGGCATCACAGCGCGGAGGGAGGTCGAGGGTGGGTGAGACAGTAAAGCTAGAGGGCCGCAGCAAGCGATATGCGCCCAAGGATGCCGATGTCGTGGAGTGCCACGTCCATGGGATCGAGACGACGTGGGGCGCGCTTGATGCCATCCAGCGCCTCGCCGTTGCTGACGGGATCGACACTTGCGAGGGGTGCCCATGCATTCTGACACCGAAGTTGACATGAGCGAGCGTATCGCTACTCCCGACCTGTTGCTGTGTCCGTTCTGCGGGGCTGGTGATTTGATCCGTGGATGGGAACCGGAAGGCTGGAACAATTGCAGTTTGCGCTGGATTCAGTGCTCGTCGTGTGGTGGGACTGCCAATTCGCCGGAAGTATGGAACACCCGCTCATTAGCCACTGCCGCCGCGCTCCCCCGCGAGGCTGGGTGGAGGGTGGAGGGGCCAGGAGCAATGCCACGTCTAGAATGCGGTCAGCATTGGCTTGATCCTTCTGGACCTTCCGGTCGAAAGATCACGTTGGTTGAAGGAGGAGAACGTGAATGGGACATGGACTGGTCTACCATTTCGTTCATCATTACCTGCTCTGGAAAGCCGAACGGCGTCGGAATCTGCGGCGCTGAGACGTTCCTCCTTTGGGCCTACCGCACTGGCGCCCGGCCGGAGGCGCCGTGACCATCACCCAGGAAGAGTTCAACGAGAAGATGGACGCCCTGGACCGGAGCAATCCTCTTCCATCCCACGCGCTCGCTCTCCGCTCCGAGGGCTATACCGTGACGCCCCGAGGCACACTGGCCGACAAGGCTATGGCCGAGCTTCGCACTGAGATGATCGCGCTTCGCGCCGAGATGCGTAGCGCCGGTGAAGCATTAGGCCGCATCGAAAGCCATACCCATGGCGTGAAGGATCTCGTTATGGGAGTCGGCGCAATCGTGGTGATCGTATGCATTCTCGCTTTTGTCTGGCTCGCCGCATGACCCCATTCCCCGGGAGCTAAACGCATGAACCTCAAACCAGTCAGCGTCTCGGTCAAAGTCGCAGGTGGTGGCGGAAGCGGCGGCGCTGTTGCTGCATCGCCGTCCACCGGACTGGGCACTGCTGGCATGTACGGCATACCCACCGCTGCGCCTCCGACCGGCCGTTACGCGCTGACAGTGACCATATCGCCAACGCCGATCCGCAGCGACGATGGCAACGATCTACAGCTCATCGCCGATCGGATGATAGGCGCCGAGGCGCGGGTGCGGTTGATCGATGGGCGGGAGTTTGTTGTGAGTAAGGTGGATGGGACGAGGGTGGGGAGTGTGGGGTGATGGACGACCTGACTGACATTTACGCACAGGTTATGCAGGCACGTCATGCGCTTGATGCTATCCGAGATGAGGGCAAGCCGCTGACCGAGCGAGAGCTTTACGACCGTATTAGGTTGGAGGTGTCGGTTGTTCGATGCGGGCCATCTGCAACTGGTGAGATCGTGGCCGCGATGGTCGTGCTGTTGGCTTATTTCGAGCAGGAAAGGCGGCGGCTGTGATGACAGAAGACATCCCCGCCAAATCACCAGAAGAATACTTCCGCGACTGGCACTCGTCAGTGTTTTCGTTCGGGTATGGCTCTGGCGAAGAGCATTGGATTCCGGCGCTGAAGGATTTCATGGCCTGCCTGAAGGTAAGGGACGGCAGATATCCCGGCTATGACTATCAGGTCATCGAGGCCAAGCTTGGGCCTCTCGCTGGCTGGCTGATGATCAATACGCTCTGTGGTGCCGACATCATCGAATACGGCACATCACCGCGCTTTGGGTGGCTATCGCTCAAGGGCCAGCGACTCCGGGCGTATATGGATGGGAAGACGGCCGAGGAGCTTTACGACATCGCTATGGGCGAGGACGACGAATACATCGGCTGCTCTCCTGATGCGTGCAACTGCGGCCCAAATGGATGGATCGAAGGGCGCAAGTGTCCGAACCCGTTTTGGTGTGATGTAGCATGAGCCGTCCAGTCGCCATCAATGAGGGCTCTCCCAAGAAGGGTGGCTTAAACCCACCACCGTCCGGGAACCGTCCACCACCGCCCGCAGCAATGCGCCCCGCCACCATCCCCGCATCCGACCTCGGCTGGCCCTCCACCGCCGCTCGCATCCACGACCTGGAACAGCAGGTCGCCGACCTCAAGGCGCTCCTCGCGGTGGAGCGAGCTAGGCGCGTGGTGCCCGTGGTTGAGGCGGCGACCGCGGTGGAGTGGTTGCCGGAGAGACCCGGGGTGAGGCGGTGATCATTCATGTCAAGGGCTGCATCGGGCTCGATGGCGAGCGAACCATCCTAGTCAATCTACTCCGTGCCCGTGCCGGACTTCCGGCCGACAAGACCGTCCGGCTTAGCCGCGTGCCAGATGTCTATTACGAGGTCCGCAAGGACGATGACGACGAGGCGCCGAACCCCCGGCGCTCGCATTAAGGCAGAATAGGATAGCTTGATATGACTCCGCACGATCGCGCCGCCCTAGAGCGATACTCGAAAGGTTTGCGTTCTCTGGATGAGACTTGCAACCACATCGGATGGACGCCGGCGGATGTGGCCAAGGGACTAAAGGAGGCTGGGTTGCCCGCTCCAGCCTCATTGGCCGAAAGGTTGTCGACGCTTCCCACGCCAGAAACAAGGCCCGGATTCTCGGCGCGGCGTCACGGACGAGCCTCTGACAAGTAAGCTCGCATTAACTCCCATCCCCAGGAGACCAATCCCCATGGCCCGATCCGCACTCAAGCGACGAATTGCCGAAGTTGAAGGCATCAGTACCAGCGAAGATGTTATCGCCGCGCTAGAGCGCGCGGGCACGACACTTCTGCGCCTTCCGTCCGAGCGCATCTTCCCTGCTCCGCTCAAGGCGGCTTGGCCGTCCTACGTGCGTGATGTCGCCGAGGCATACGGCTACAACGAAGCATCCCTTCGCCCGGCAGCCCCTCAGGCTCACGAGATCACCGAGATGGATGCGGCGTTCTCCTGGGTGTCGCTCATCTCCGATCGGTTCCCGACTATCCGCAAAATCGTGCTCCGGCGCGCGCTGGTGAGGCCGCCCGAGACGATCCCCCTAACCGATAGCAGGGACCCGCACCTATGGGGCTGGACGCGCCTGGCGATGTCCTATGGGCTGCATGCTATCGGGGATAGGTCTCGGACGGCTGCCGAACAGGTAAAACGCGCCCATGAACGAGGTATTTTGATGATCCTAGATAAAATGGAGGAAATTTAACCATTTAGCCTTTGCGCATACCCCCTGTTTCGCGTATGGACTATGGCATGATCCCGCCGCAGGAATGCGCAGCGGGTTTTTGCTTTTCATACCTCAGAAATCGGTGGTGCATGGCCCGACTTAAGCGGGGTTCCGTTGTTGAGCGGAACAAGCTTCAGGCTGTTGTGTGGGTCGTCGAAGACGAAGGTCCTGTCATCGTCTTTCCAATAGTAGCCGATTCCGAGAACGAGCGCGGTGGGGACGTTGCGATCTCCACAATCGAGCAGCGAGCGGGAACTGGCATCCGACTTCGGCATCCCGTTGTGCGGGCCGGCCGTCCAGAGCGCTGGGAAGATTTCGTCGAACAGGCCGGCGAATGCCCGATAGGTCTTATGGTCCGCATCGGGGGCGCTCATCAACGGGCGATGACCACCGTGCGTATCGAAAGCCAATTCGAAAAAGTATCTGCCGAAGTCCTCCAAGAATTCGCTGAGGCTGCGCAGATGATGATGCGTTCGGGCAAACGTCGCGGCGCAATTCATGCTTCCTGATCGCGGCCTGAATGCTTCCGACGTGCGCACTCTAGCGCAGGCCGTCTTGGCTAGAGCGTTCTGGGATGCATTTGAGCGCGGCGCCAATCCAAGGGAACGCCGAGAGGCAAAGCTCTTCCTGACAATCCGGCATGGTGAGTGGGCGCAATCGTTCGATGATTGGTGCTTGCTCGCCGATCTCGACCCAAGCGCGGTGCGCCGAAGGGTTGCTCAGGTTGAGAGCAGGAACGAGCGCGGCGTGAGGCTGTGATGTCAAGCACTTCCATCATTGATGAGATTCTGCAGGCCGTTCCGCCTTCCCGCATTGCCCCAATCGCCGCGAGACGATCGCTTGAGGTGAGACTTCGGGATGACCCGGATCAACTTGAGCGCGACTTCATCAGCGTGATGGATTTTCTCGGTGCCGGCGTAGGCACTCGCGTGCATCCACGAGTTGGACAATAACCACGCCCACAATGCCCATTCAGGGCCTAGCGAGTTGCACATAAGTGCCGTTATGTCCAACTGAAATGGTGGTCAAACCGCCCTCGAAAGGGTGGAAATGGCCAGCATAACTCAAGAAATTCACATAGGTTCTGACGTGCTTCTGACGGCCAACGCCCAGGTCGGCGATAACCTCGCCCCGGCGCTGATTTCAGATGTTAAGAATAACGACGAAGATTGCATCCGCCTTTGGCTTCACGGACGGTCGACATTGACTGTCCAAGCCTACCGCGCTGACGTGTCGACGTTCCTATTTTCGACCGGCAAGACGCTCGCTCAGGTGTCGCTTGGCGACGTTCAGCAGTGGGATGAGTCCCTAGCATCGTTGGCGCCGGCCACCCGTCGCCGAAAGCTGGCAGCGGTCAAAAGTCTTCTCGGGTTCGCTCATCGTATCGGCTATCTGTCCTTCGACGTCGGTCGACCCGTTCGACTCCCAGCTCTGAAGGAAACGCTCGCCGAGCGCATTCTCGAAGAGGCTGAGGTCCAGCGCATGCTGAGCCTGGAGCCGAACCCGCGCAATCACGTTCTGCTTCGCGTGGTTTATAGCTGCGGGCTCAGGCGCGCTGAAGTCTGCACCCTCGCCTGGCGCGACACTAAGGGCACTCGCAAGGGTGGCCAGATCACCGTCTTTGGAAAGGGTGGCAAGACCCGTTTCGTTCTAGTGCCGCTCAAGCTGTGGAAGCAGCTCCTAGCCCTGAAGGGCGATGCCGGGCCGGACGATCCGATCTTCCGGTCCCGACAGGGCGGCCCTCTGTTTCAGTCGCAGATCCACAATATCGTCAAAGCCGCTGCGGCTCGGGCTGGCCTGTCGCACAAAGCGTCCGCCCATTGGCTCCGGCACTCGCACGCGAGTCATGCTCTGGACCATGGCGCGCCCATCCACGTTGTGCAGCAGTCGCTAGGCCACGCGTCGCTCACCACCACGACGCGCTACACGCACGTTCGTCCCGACGACAGCTCTAGCAACTATCTGCCGGAATAGACTGGTGACCGGACTCGCAATCAAGGTCGATACCAGGCAGATCCAAAAATACCTCAAAACCGAGGCGCCGAAGCAAGTAGCTTTCGCCACGGCAATGGGGCTGAATGCTACCGCCAAGCAGGCAGTGCAGGACGCAAACCAATCCGCGGCGCGCATCTTCACCCGCGCCAATGCGTTCACGCGCAATGCTGTATTCGTGCTGCCTGGGCAGATGGCGACGAAGGCCAGCCAAAGAGTCACAATCGGGCTCAGGCCGCAGCAAGAGAAATATCTGCAGTTCGAGATCCTTGGTGGAACGAGAACGGGAGCGGACAACACCCGCATCCAAGCCCGAGCGCTAGTCCTGCCTGGATCTGGCAAAGATCCACTCAAACCCGGCTTCCTTGCAAGGCTGACAAACCAAGCTAAGGCCGAGGCCGCCCGGCGCGTCGCAGTGAATGCCGCCAAGGGAATGCCCAAGATCAAGGGCGTTCGCAGACCGAAGTTGGTTGCCGCCAATACGGGCGTCTTCAAGATGAGCGGGCGTGGCCCCGCTGGTGGTCCTGGTGGGTTCTTCCAGCGGCTGCCCGGTCACAAGCTGCGTCGCCTGATCGCATTCGATCCAAAGGCTACCTACAATCCGAAGTGGGATTTCTACGGTGTAGTGACGGCATCGGTCGGCCGGAACTTCAACCGGAACTTCGAAGCCGCAATGGTGAAGGCGCTCGCAACGGCGAGATGAGCGTTCATCGAGAGCGATTCTGAGGGTGCATCTCGGTCGATTTGACTCTGAGGTGCCCATCCATGCACATGGAGCATGGATATTGGCCGAGCTATGCGATTTTGGGTCCTCCTTGGAGGGTCTTGCATCACGGGTCATTCGCACCGCGATGTATCCCTAGACATAGGCCATTAAAAGTTGTCCGCAGCCGGCATATCCATTCGCGAGTTCGCCAAGCGGTCTGGCCTAGACGACAAGCAAGTGCGCCGCGGCATCGAAAGCGGGCGGCTTGCCAAGCTTTCTGACGGAACCCTGGACCCGGCGTTGGTCGGAACTGACTGGCGCAAATCTGTGCGACCTCGCGCAGCTAAGTCGCCAAGCGTCCGCGCCCCAGTGTCCGCACAACGCGACGTGTCCGCACCGCCCGCAGCCGATCACGAGAGTCCGTCGCAGGCGGCTGAGCGCATCATCGCGCAGAGCGGCGCGCCCTACGATTTGCTTGAGGCCGAGCGAATCAAGGAGAACTTCCTCGCGCTCCTGCGCCAGCTCGAATACGACCAAAAGTCGGGGCAGGTTGTCTCTGTTACCGAAGTCGCTCGCGCTGTTGGCCAAGAATACGCGAAGGTTCGGACGCGCCTCCTGGCGATCCCAGCAGAACAAACCCCCCGCCTTCATCGCCTGAAGACGGCTGCGGAGATGCAGGATGCTTTACAGGCCATCATTGTCGAGGCGCTAGAGGAATTGACCCGTGACGGAGACAGCGCCGTCGACTGAGACGCGGCGCTATGAACGGGGCTACAGGGCGCTCCTAGCCAGCCTGAACGAAGCCCGACACCAGAACCTAAAGCCGCCCCCTAAGCTGACCCTAAGCCAGTGGGCAGACCGCTATGCGGTCCTATCGCCGGAAACCAGCGCGCAGACCGGTCGCTTTCGAGCCTACGCCTATCAGGTCGGCATGATGGATGCCATCACCGACCCCGCCGTGACGACAATCACGGTGATGAAGGGCGCCCGCGTCGGCTACACGAAGGTTCTTGACCATACGATCGGGTATTTCCTTCATCAGGACCCGTCGCCAATTCTGGTCGTGCAGCCTCGCGTGGAGGATGCCGAGGACTACAGCAAGACCGAGATCGCGCCGATGCTGCGCGACGTGCCGGTCCTGGCGCAGATTGCGGGCGACCCGAAGGCCAAGGATGGCAGTCAGACCATCCTCAAGAAGACGCTCCTGAATGGCTCCAGCCTAACCCTGGTCGGAGCTAATAGCCCGGGCGGCTTCCGGCGCATTACCGTCCGCGTCGCCCTGTTCGATGAGGTCGATGGCTACCCGTCTGGGGGCGCTGGATCGGAGGGCGACCAAATTGCCCTCGGCATCAAGCGTACCGAGACCTTTTGGAATCGCAAGATCGTGCTCGGCAGCACCCCCACGGTGAAGGGCTTGAGCCGGATTGAAAAAAGCTGGGAGCAGAGCGACCAGCGCAGATATTACGTCCCGTGCCCGCACTGCGGGGAAATGCAGTACCTAGAGTGGGGCGGACGGGATACGCCTCACGGCATCAAGTGGCGCAAAGATGAACAGGGGCGCCACCAGCCAGAGACTGCCTTCTACGCCTGCCGCGCCAATGGATGCATCATCGAAGAGGCCGACAAGCCCGAGATGATCTCGGCTGGCGAGTGGCGCGCTGCTAAGCCGTTCAATGGCCATGCCGGGTTCCATATCTGGGCCGGCTACAGCCTGCATGTGAACGCATCCTGGGCGAACCTGGCGGCCGAGTGGCTTGAGGTGAAGGACGACCCTCTAAGGCGGCAGACCTTCATCAACCTCGTGCTCGGCGAGCCTTACGAGGACCGCGGCGACAAAGCGCTGAGCGAGCGTCTCTTGGTTGCTCGCACCGAGGTCTGGGCCGGAGAAGTCCCTAGCAGGGTAGCCGTTCTGACTGCGAGCGGCGACGTTCAGGACGATCGCGTCGAGATAGAGATTGCCGGATGGGGCGCCAACGAAGAGCGTTGGTCGATTGCCCATGAAGTGATCGAAGGAGACCCCGACAGTCCATCCCTATGGGCTCAGGTCGACGCCTACTTGAAGCGCAAATGGCGTCGTGCTGACGGCAGAGAATTTGAGATTGCGGCGGCCTGCATTGATTCGGGCGGCCATCACACACAGAAGGTCTATGAGTTCTGCAAGGCCCGGCTGGGGCGTCGCATTTGGGCGGTGAAGGGTGAGTCTGCGCGTGGCGGCATTCGGTCGCCAGTGTGGCCCACCAAAAAGCCAAGTGCACGGAACAAGCAGGCATTTCGCCCGGTAATCATCGGGGTAAATGCGGCGAAGGATATCATCCGGTCTCGCCTCGCCCAAGAGCAGCCGGGCGCTGATGAACCATCGCCGGGCTACATGCATTACCCGTCTGATCGAGACATCAACTTCTTCGCGCAGCTCATTTCCGAGCGGCTGGTGACGAAGGCGGTTAACGGTCAGAGATTCCGCGTGTGGGAACTGGCGGCGGGCAGGGCAAACGAAGCGCTCGACCTCGCTGTTTATTCCTATGCTGCGTTGTGCGGCCTCCTCCATATGGGCCTGAAGTTGAACCAGAGGGCTGAGGCGGTCGCGAAGCCGTACGTTGCAGCCCGCGCCGAGCCCGCTCCAATGGCCGCGCCCGTTATTCAGGGGCCTGTCTACACGCCAGCAGCGGCGCAAGCGCACACGCCGCGTGGTCCAACGATCCATACGGCACAGCCCGTGAGGCGTAGGAGTGGCCTCGCTGGTCGCCTGCCTGGGGCGTGACCGTGTTCAGCGTCGAGAGGCGCCATAGCCCTTAGATGGAGACTTCCCTATGCGCTTCAACCCGCGAACCTCGATCCTCGCGGGGATGTCGACGCAGCAATTGCAGGCGGCGCTCGCTAGCGCGCAGCAAGCTTACCTTGATCTGACGACCGGCGGGAAAGTTCAGGCCGCGGCCTATACACAGGGCGATGGCGCGAAGTCGATCACCTATACGCCAGCGACCCTGCAGAACCTCGTCATGCTGATCAAGGAACTGCAAGCCCAGCTTGGCATCATTCGCACTGCGCGGCGCCCGATGCGGTTTTGGTATCGCTGAGCCATGACTGTTAAAATCTTAGGTCCCGATGGCCATCCTCTGCAGCCCTCGCGCAAGCGCGGACTCTCTGGTGGGCCGCCAAAGGCCCGCGCGCTTCATGGCCGCGGCAATGCTCCATATGATGCGGCTGATCTTTATAGCCCGCAGATGGCTGCCTGGACTCCCTATCTATGGAGCCCGGACGGCGAGACATCGCAGTATTTCCGCGACCGCATTGTCTCTCGTGCTCGCGACGTTGAACGTAATGATGGCTGGGCGCGCGGTGGCATCACCCGCATCCTGGACAATGTTATCGGCGCGGAATTCCGCCCGATCTCGAAACCAGACTATCGCGCCCTCGCCTACCATACCGGCAACAGCGCGTTCGATGCCGTTTGGGCTGATGAGTACGGCCACGCGATCGATGCATGCTGGCGCACATGGTCAGAGGACATCGGTCACCATGCCGATGCGATGCAATGCCTGACCGTCCCCCAGCTTTTCTGGGTGGCAATGCGGCACAAGCTGATCGACGGCGATGCCCTCGCCGTTATGCTCTACCGACCAGAGATTCTTGGCCCGGGTCGCGCCCGCTATGCGACCTGCATCCAGTTGATCGACCCCGATCGCCTGAGCAACCCGCAACAGAAGTTTGACGACAATGCCAACCGCGGCGGCGTGAAGGTCGACGATTTCGGCGTGCCGCAGGGCTACTGGATTCGGCGCGCTCATCAGGGCGATTGGTTCAATGCGGCCAAGAGCGTCCATTGGGATTACCTGCCGCGCGCGACGGAATGGGGCCGTCCCATCGTCGTCCACGACTATGATCATGATCGTGCAGCGCAACACCATGGTGGTGTCGGCGTCCTGACACCGATCTTGCAGCGCCTGAAGATGCTGAGCCGCTACGATAGCACCGAGCTTGATGCAGCGGTCATCAACGCGATTTTCTCGGCCTACGTTCGCAGCCCATACGACCCTCAGATGATCGAGGAGGCTATGACGGCCGGCGATGGCACGGAGGACACCCCTCTAGGCCAATACCAGCATGAGCGTGGCGAGTGGTGGCGTGATCGCAAATCGCTCGTGGGCGATGTGCAGATGACACACCTGTTCCCTGGCGAGGAGATCGGCACCGTCAGCGCCTCGCGACCGACGTCCAATTTCGAGCCGTTCGAGGTTGCGATACTGCGCCATGTGGCCGGCGGAATCGGAATCACGTACGAGCAATTGAGTGGTGACTTTTCGCGGACGAACTACTCCAGTTTCCGCGGCGCCACGAACGAGATCCTGAAGACGTTCAACCGGAGGACCAAAGGCTTCGAAGCCGGGTTCGCTAATCCGATTCGTGCTGCGTTCCTGGAGGAGATCATGGAGTTCGAGGATCTGCCGCTTCCCTCAGGCGCTCCTCCGTTCATGGATTTCCGTGCCGCCTATTCGAAGTGCCGCTGGCTGAAGCCTGGCCGTGGTTGGGTCAACCCGCTTGATGAAATCCGGGCCTCTACCCTGGCGATGCAGTCTGGTCTTTCCACCCTGGAAGACGAGGCGGCTGAGCAGGGCGAGGACTGGGAAGAGATCATCGACCAGCGCCGTATCGAGATAGCGCGCTTTAAGGCCAATGGCTTGGAGCTTCCGCAAATCTACCAGGGCATCGCATCTCAGCCGGACGGCGGGAAGATTGGATCGGGTGGCTAACATGATGAACCAGAACCAGATGGCCGCCGCTCTGAACGAGTGGATGCGTCGATACGTAGAAGATCCCGAAGAATTTGGGCGCGAGATCACGACCATCCGGGAGTTTATGACGGAGCAGGCGGCCGGACAGGAGCCGAGTTACGGCGCTGAATGCGCAGCCTACCTGGCGCAGATCGATGCTGACCTGCAAAGTGGTCATTCGGCATGAACCGACTTCCCCACCTATCGCAGCGCATCTTCAATACGCCCCTGGCAATTGCTCCTGGCAAGGCCGAGGTAATCATCGCTGCGCTCGCTGATCGCCTTGGCGTTGCGCACATGTTCCGCAGTTCCGGCGAACAGGTCGCCGTCGTGCCCATGGCGTTCGATGATGACGGTGAGGTGCTTTTCAGCACGCGCGATCATGATCGTGGTGACAAGGGCTATGAGGTTGTCGAGGGCGTCGCCGTCATCCCAGTCTACGGGACGCTGGTTCAGAAGAACGGCTACCTCCGACCTTTTTCCGGCATGACGGGGTATGACGGCATTCGACAGAACTTCCTGACGGCGCTTTGTGATCCCGCAGTGAGGGCCGTTGCGCTCGACATCGACTCCCCGGGGGGCGAGGTCGCTGGCTGCTTCGATCTGGTGGACGAAATCTTCAGCGCGCGTGGTGAGAAGCCGGTTTGGGGAATCCTGAACGAGGTTGCTTACTCGGCCGCCTATGCCATTGCCAGCGCATGCGACCACATTACCGTGCCGCGCACTGGCGGAACTGGCTCAATTGGCGTCGTGGCCTGTCACGTAGATTGGTCCAAGGCGCTCGAAAAAGAGGGTATCGCAGTCACCTTCATTCAATACGGTGACCGCAAGACTGACGGCGCGGCTGAGAAGCCCCTCAGCACGGAAGCGCAGAAGCGTTTTCAAGCCGATATGGACGAGCTTGGGGAACTGTTCATCAACACAGTTTCCCGCAACCGAGACGTCGCCGCGAGCAAAATTCGCGCGATGGAAGCCGGAACATTTCTTGGTGCTGCGGGGGTTACGTCGGGCCTCGCTGATGCCGTTAAGGCCCCCGACGCTGCTTTCCGCGAGCTGCTCAACAGCCTCGCCTGACCCTCAAGGAGTAACACGATGAGACAGACCCTGATGGCGGGCGCATCTTCGTTCGCCCACCTCCTCGGCCGCGCGCCGAAAGCTTCCAAAGCTGCTGGCGACGAAGACGACAAGAAGGCGAAGCGCGCCGCCGACGATGAGCTGGACGACGAGAAGGGCGACGGCGACGATGAGGGCGATGGCCCGAAGGACGGCAAGAAGTCCAAGCGCGCCGAGAGCCCTGAGCAGGACGAAGAAAACGACGAGACCAAGGAGCGCGACGAGGAAGAAGACGGCGACGCCAAGAAGTCGAAGAAGGCTGGCGCCAAGCGCGCCAAGGCCGATGACGGCGAAGGTGACGACGGCGAATCCGGTGACGATGACGAGGAGGGCGACGACGGCTCCGATGGCGCCGACATGCGCCGCAAGGGCGCCCGCTCTGCCCGTCTCCGCGAACGCGCTCGTTGCGCTGCAATCTTCAGCGATGCGTCTGCTGGAAAGAACCCGGCCCTGGCCGCTCAGCTTGCCTTCGGCACTGACCTCCCGCGCAGCCAGGCGATCAATGTTCTGAAGGCTGGCGGTCTTGCCGTGGCATCTGCCCCTCGTCGCCCCTCTCTCGACGAACGTATGGCGGCCGTGAAGGTGCCGTCGACCGGCGCGGGCGATGCCAGCCGTCCGGACGCTGGCTCTCAGAGCGTTGCGCAGAAGATCATCGCGGCCGGCAAGCGCGCCCGCGGCGAAGCCTAATCATCCCCCACAGGAGTAACATTCGATGACTCTCATCGTAAATACTGTGGGTGATAACCCGCAGGCCCCGTCGATCACTTCCGAAACCTACATTCCCGATCAACTCATTGCCGGCCCGAAGAACCTCGTGTCGCAGCCGATCGTGCTTGCGGCGGGCTCGACGCTCCCGCGCGGCACCGTGCTGGGGCAGCAGACCAGCTCCAGCGTGCAGACGGCAGCCGGCACCAACACCGGCAACGGCACCATCGGCACCGTCAGCGCCACGTCCACCGCGAAAATCGGCACCTACACCGCTGTGGCGACGAGTTCGACCACCTGGACGGTTACGGACCCCGAAGGCGCCGCTCTGAACAACGCCACCACGGGAACCGCCTATAATAACGGCGGTATCGCCTTCACCATCACGGCTGGCGGGACTGCCTTCGTCGCCAATGACAGCTTTACGCTGACCGTCGTGGACTCCATCGGCAACTTCATCGTGTCCGTCAAAACGGCCAGCGATGGAAGCCAGACCCCCTGCGCGATTCTTGCGGACTACGCCGATGCGACGAACGGCCCGGTCATGACCGGTGCTTATGTCGCGGGCGAGTTCAATGTGAACGCGATCAACTTTGACTCGTCCTGGACCCCGGAGCTTCTGACGACCGCTCTGCGGCTCTATGCGATCTTCCTGAAGGGCTCGGTGACTGCCGTTGATCCGGTCAACGATAGCTCGCTGTCCACCCAGCCCACCGTTCAGAATTTCGCCTAACAGGCGAGCCTTATCCGCCCCTTAGGCAAGGGCGTTTTGCACTGCCGTGTTGGCAGCGCGCCCTTAGATGGAGCCTTACCACATGGCCGGCGATCCGTTTGTCTATGACACTAACACGCTCATTCAGGTCGTCCCCAACCTGAAGCGCGCGCAGAGCTTTCTGCTCGACAAGTTCTTCCCGAACATCGTCCTGAGCGATTCCGAGTTCGTCTCGATCGATGTGGACGTTGGCTCTCGCCGCATGGCGCCGTTCGTTTCGCCGCTGGTCGAGGGCAAGCTCGTCGAGCAGCGCCGCATTCAGACCAACATCTTCAAGCCCGCCTACATCAAGGACAAGCGCGCACCCGATCTGCGCAAGCCTGTCCGCCGCATGATTGGCGAGCGCATTGGTGGCGAGCTGACTGGCGCTGAGCGCGAGATGGCCAATCTCGAATTCGAGATGACCGATCAGGTTGACGTGCTGACGCGCCGCCTCGAATGGATGGCCGCCTCTGCGCTCAAGACCGGGACCGTGACCGTCACTGGCGAGGGTTTTCCGACGACCCTGGTTGACTTCGGTCGCGCTTCCAATCTGACCGTTGCTCTCACCGGCAACAATCAGTGGGGCGTCTCGGCGAACTTCAATCCCGATGGTCGTGACCCGATCCCTGCTTCGACGATCGAGAATGCTCAGCATCTCATTCTGAAAGAGTCGGGCGCCCAGGTCACCGACATCATCTTCACCACAACGCCGTGGTCGAAGTTCCTCGGCGCCGAAGGCGTCCAGGGGGCGATCTACTACCCGAAGCTGGGCGACTTCCCGAACTCGATCAATCCGGGCGCTCAGATCCAGAAGGGCGCCGTCTACAAGGGCCGCTGGGGTCAGTATGACCTCTGGCTCTACAATGACTGGTATATCGACGACAACAACGTCGAGCAGCCGATGATTCCGGATGGGACGATCATCTTGAGTGGCCCGGAAATGATGGGCACCCGCGCGTTCGGCCAGATCATGGACCCAGCCTTCAACTATGAGGCTCTCGCCTTCGCCCCGAAGACCTGGGTGGAGAATGATCCGGCGCAGCGGTTCATCCTGATGCAGTCGAGCCCGATCGTGATCCCATCGCGCGTCAATGCAGCGATGGCGATTACCGTTTGCGCAGGGACGCAGAACTGATGAGTGACCCCAAAGCCCCTGCCCGCTCGGCCGAGGCAAAGCCAGAGATGGTGACGGCATCTATCGCTGCTCGCCGCACTCTGGTGGTTGACGGTCAGGCGTACGGCCCCGGCACTCAGGTGCAACTCTCCGTGGAGGAGCATGCTCGCCTCCTTGCTGCCGGCTTCCTGCACGACTCTCGGGTCGTGCAGATCGAGCCCAGTATGGGGCCGCAGTTCCGTGGTCCGGTCAACGGCGTCGTGCGCCCGACCTGACCCATGGCAGTCGACTGGGACCTCCTCGTCGGACAGCCGACCAATGGAATCTTCGGCGAGACGGTTGAGCTCGCCGAAGCATCTCCCTGCCCGCGCACATTTCAAGGCGTCTTCGACTCTGCCTATCTGGAGTTGAAGCCTCTCGGCGGCGAGATGATCGCAGACATAAACATCACCACGCGCCAGCCGGTTCTTGGTGTGCAACTGTCGACGATGCCGGTTGAGCCGTTCCAGGGCATGGAGCTTGTCATCCGCGGCTCCATCTATTCGGTCAAAGAAGTCCGACCGGATGGTCACGGCCATGCCAAGCTCCTCTTGAACCTGGGGTCTTACGAGCCATGACAAGCTCCCGGACGCTCATGCGGACTGCCGTTATGAGCGCGTTGCTCAACCAGACATCGGCCGGGAATCAAGTTTTTTCCAACAGAAATTGGCCTGAGACAACGGACCTTTTGGGGACGGGAGTGATCCTCGTTTACGCCCTGAAAGAAAGAAAAGAGTCAGTTCCGAGTGGCCTGCCACTGTTTAATACGTGGCCCACAATTGACGTTATGGTTCGGGTTGCGCGAGGCGGACCAGAAACAGCCATCGCAATCGTCGACAAGCTGGTCGATGAAATCGAAACCGCCGTCATAAATTCCTGGTCAACAAAGCCTTTTGCACAGCGAATCGTGTCCATTGAAAGCGATATCGGCGTCTCGTCAGAAGGCGAAATGGCCGGAGTAGCCCAGGCTTTAGTTCGGTTTGAGTTTCAGGATTTCATTTCATATCCATTGGATGGAATCCCGCTCACCGAGATCCAGGTCAATCCGCCGGAGGGAAGCTTCGGCAGTTTCGATATCCCCATTCCGCAGGACAGCACCCCATGAAAGTTTACCCCGTTCCCGGCGGTGAAGGTCTTCGCGACCCCCGCACGCGCCGCAAGATCCCCGCCGAAGGGCTGGAGGTGGTTGCCGATAATTTCTGGCATCGCCGCCTGGCGCAGGGAGACGTGACGCTCGATCCGCCCTCCGCGCTCTCGCATCCGGTCGAAGAGCCGGCCTCCTAAGCCATCCATCTCAACCCGCTCCGGCGGGTTTTTTATTGCCCGCCCTGACGGAGCCAGTCCCCATGAGCGCGTCCATTTCGATCCCCGGTTATCCAGATAGCAATCGGGTTCCCGGCACCTACTTTACGCCCCTACCGCAGGGGCAAGTCGGTCAGCAGAACCAGCGCGCGCTCATCATCGCCCCGATGCTGTCCGGCGGCACTGCCACGGCCGGCGTCCCGACGATTTCGGCTGGCTATTCCGATGCCCAGGGCAAGTATGGCGCGGCCTCGATCGCAGCGCAGATGGTTGCCGACTACCTGTTGCAGGATAGCTTCGGCGAGCTGTGGGTGCTGCCGATTGCGCAGCCGACCGGCTCGGCAGGCACCGGCACGCTGGCTCTTGCTGGCACGGCAACCGCATCGGGCACGCTCTCCCTCTATATCGCCGGTAAGTTGGTCTCCGTGGCCGTCACTGCCGGCGATGCTGCGGCTACGGTGGCGACCAACGTTGCTGCCGCAGTCAATGCGCTGGCGGGCTTCCCCACGACCGCAGCCGTGACCACGAGCACCGTGACCTTCACCGCCGTCGACAAGACGGTGGCGGGCGCCGACATCGACATCCGCCTGAACTACGGCGGGACAGTAGCCGGGCAGGCGACGCCGGCCGGCATCACTCCCACGATCACTGCCTTTAGCGGCGGTGTGACCAATCCCGACATCACTGCCGCGCTCGCCAATCTCGGCACCAAGACCTTTGACTGGATCATCTCGGCGTTCAATGACGCGACATCGCGCGCGTCGATCCTGAGCGTCCTCCAGGATCAGACCGGCCGTTGGAGCTGGGAAGAGCAGCTGTACGGCCATGCGTTCTATGCCCTGCGCGGCAACCTCTCCACGCTGACGACGTTCGGCTCGACCAACAATGACCAGCATCAGACCACGATGGGTGTCTATGATACGCCGTGGCCGATGTATCGGGTCGCCGCCGACTATGCCGCGGCCTCGGCAGTCAGCCTGCGCTCCGATCCGGCTATGCCGCTCCAGACGCTGGCCCTCAACATGCCGGCGCCCCCGATCAGCAGTCGGTTCACGATCGGCGAGCAAAATTCCCTGCTCTACGATGGAATCTCGACCTTCGTCGTCAATGACGCCGGCCAGGTCACGATCGGTCGCCTCATCACCGGCTACCTGACCAACGCCGCGGGCGCACCAGACATCAGCTATCTGGATGTCGAGACGATCTTCACCCTCGTGTACCTGATGCGGGACATGCGGGCTTTCCTGCAGACGATCTATGGTCGCAAGAAGCTGGTGGCTGATGGATCGATCATCGCCGCCGGAAGCAGTGCCGTCACGTCGAAACTGATCCTGCAGAGCGCGATTGCCCGGTATCAGACGTACTGCACCAACGGGCTCGCCCAGAACTACGCGACCTTCGCGTCAACGGCGCTTGCCCAGAATGCCGGCGGTGGATTGGTCAAGCTCTCGCTGCCCTTCAATCTCGCGAACCAGCTGAGAATTTTGGCGGCCTTGGCGCTCTTCACGAAGTCCTGATCCTCATAATTCGGAGCGAATCGCATGAGCGGCGTTTATGGCGCTTTCCTCGGCACGCCTGGCGCACGCGCTGGCCTTGCCACTCTCGAAATCGACGGCGAGGTCTACGATCTTGCGGGCGATGGCACCTACAGTGCGACGGTGCTGACGCGCGAGCCCTTGATTGGGCAGAGCGGCCCGCAGGGCTTCAGCGAAATGCCGAAATATGGCCAGATCGGTGGGCAGATCCGCGATGCGGGCAATCTCACGGTCAGCGCCATCATGCTGAAGACCAGTTCCTCAGTCAAACTCGTCATGATCAACGGCAAGACCGTTTCGGGCGACGCCATGTTCTGCACTGAGTGCACCGAGGTCAACACGGCCGAGGGCACGTTCAACGTGGTGTTCATGGGCACCGTGACGGAGAATCCGGTATCGTGAGTAGCGAGCGCAGCAAGACGATCGAGCTTCACCGCCCTATTACCTATAAGGGTAGCGAGCTTCACGAGATCACGGTCAATCCGCCGACCATCGGCGCTCTTCGACAGGCTCAAGCGCACACCCGGAGTGGGCGCAGCGACGAAGCTCAAACCAAATTCAGCATTACGCTCGTCGCCCGATGCGCTGGCCTCAATGATGAAGCCGTCGAGATGCTTGAGGGCGACTCCTTCATGGAAGCGCTGGAGTTCGCGTCCGGTTTTTTGGGCGACGACAAGAAGACTGCATCGGACGAGGAATCGACCTAGCCATAGCGCTAGGCTGGCCTCCGAGCGAGCTTGATGCTCTGGAAATCGATGATCTCGATATTTGGGAAGTCCGCGCGCGGGCAGCCGGGCGCATCAAATGACGAATGACCCCGTTTCTATCATCGTCGGCGACATCTCCTGGCAGGGCTGGGAGGGTGTGCAAATTACCCGCAGCATCGAAGCGGTTCCGTCCAGTTTTTCCCTGATCGGCACGGAGAAATACCCCGGCGCCTCCGGCGTGAATAAGGTGGATATCCTGCCGGGGTCGCCCTGCCGGATTGCCCTTGGCAGCGACACCGTTCTGACGGGCTATGTCGATGGCCGAGACTATGAGCTGTCCGCAACCTCCCACGAAATCACCGTTGTTGGTCGGTCAAAGCTAGAGGATCTGGTCGATTGCTCCGGAGCCTTGGCGCAACAGCAGTCGGTTGGCCGCACGCTCGGCGCTCTAGGCAATCTACTCTGCTCGCCGCTCGGAATCACCGTCTCGCTCCCCGATGGCGACACGCCCACGATCCCTTCCATCTCCGTTCTCTTGACCGAGACCGGCTATGAAACGCTAGAGCGTGTGGCACGCTGGAATGCACGCCTTCTCTACGATGATACGGATGGAAATCTGGTCATCGCGAAGGTCGGCACGCAAAAGCATGCGAGCGGGTTTCAGGAAGGCGTCAACGTCCAGGCCGTTCAGTCTACGCTGAATGTCTCCGAGCGGTTTACCTCCATTGCCGCGATCTGGCTCGACACGACTATCCTGAGCCAAGGAACGGACGTTTCTCCCCTTCCTTATGTCAATGACAAGTCCCTGGCCGTCGACAAGAGTTTCCCCGTCCGGGCTGATGGCAAGCCGCGCTACCGCCCACTCCTGATCCTCGCGGAGCAGGGGCAGAACCAGAACAATCTGGTGCCGCAGCGTGTGCAGTGGGAGATGGCCCGCCGTATCGGCCGCAGCCAGGCCGTCACGATCACCGTTGATAGCTGGCGCGATAGTGCTGGCAAGCTTTGGACACCAAATTTTCTTGCGGACATCACGATCCCAAGCTGCAAGGTATCCGGCACATGGCTGATCTCGACCGTGACCTATATCCGAGACGGACAAGGCACCCGGGCCGACGTGACGCTAATGCCACCGGCCGCTTTCATCCCGCAGCCGGCTGTTCCGTACACGTTCGATAACGAAACACTTGCCGCTGCCGGTCAGAATACGACGGGCGCCCAGACCCCGACGCAGTAAGAGGGCGCCATGGCCTCCGGTTTCTCCATTACAATCAAGGCGGTCGATCAAACGACCGCTACGATCGACAAGATCAATGGCAAAATCGCTGGCGCCCAGAATGCTATCAACAAGCGTCTGGCGGCATCTGCGGCGCCCTGGAAGCGCCTGGGAACACAGATCGGGCGCACGGTGCGCCTGCTGGGTGGCAATAAGCTCGCCATGGGCGTGCAACGCGTCTCCAAAGGCTTCATGGAGCTGACGCGCTCCTCATGGGGAGCCTTCCAGAATATCTCCCGCATAGTTGACCCGCTCGGCATCATCACGGGGGCGGCTACGATCGCAGGCATCGTCGCGCTTGAGCGACGTTTTGCCGATCTTGGACAGACGCTGACCAATACCGGCCGCGTGATGAACATGGACCCGGCTAAGCTCGCGCAGTGGGAGCGCGCCGGACGGTTGGTGGGTGTTTCCGCGGGAGAAACAGATTCCTCCCTGCGTGGCCTTCAGCGCACGGCGACGGATGCTCGTTTCGGCCAAAACAATCAGGCCGCCGGCATGCTCCAGATGATCCTGGGTAAGGATTGGCAGAAGCAGAGCCAGGATCTTCCCGGCACCATCACCAAGATTAGCGCCTATCTCCAGAAGTTGCGCGGCCCGGCGCGCGCGAACGCGATCGGCAATATCGAGGGCACCTTCGGCTTCTCCGATGGCTTCATGTCCGAGCTTCTTCGCGGGCCGGCTGCACTGCAAGAGAACCTAAAAAAGGCCGCGGCTCACGGCAGTCCGACTGACAATCAAATCGGCACAGGCGATAGCCTGGCGCAGTCGCTCAATGGAATGCAGCAGAGCCTTGAAGGGCTCGCAACGGCGATCTCAAGTAAGCTTGAGCCTGTTCTCAAGCCGATGATCGACAGCTTCTCGAAGTGGGTCGACAAAAACCGCGAGCTGATTGGCCAGAATGTTGGCAAGATCGTCTCTGATATTGCCACTTCTATTCAAAAGGTTGATTGGACTGCCGTCTGGAAGAAAATTCAGGATGTCTTCGACAAGATCAATGCGGTGGTGCAGTCCATCGGTGGTTGGAAAACGGCTATCGTTGGCGTGATCGCGATCCTGACGGCGGCTAAGGTGGCCTCGATCGCGGTGCCATTCGTGCAACTTGCGGCGGCAATCGCTGGCCTGACGAGCGGGCCGGCCTCCTTCGGGGCTCTCGGCCGCGCACTTGGCGCGATTGGGTTTGCCGTGGTTGGCGACCAAATTGTTAAGATGGCCGCTGAGTCGATGGGGGCTGGGCAAACGACCGCCACTGTTCTTGGAGATGCCACCGCTGGCGCTATCGCTGGCGGCGCGATCTTCGGTCCGGTCGGCGCCGGTATCGGCGGCGCTCTCGGCGCGGCCTACGGCGGCTATGAGGCCCACAAGGCATCCAAGGCCGCGCAGGCCGCGCGAGCCGATGACATGGTGGCCTATTACCGCAGCCAGGGGCTGTCCGCCGTTCAGGCAGCAGCTCTGGTCGGCGGTTTCCAGCAGGAAAGCGGGCTCGACCCGACCGCGAGTAATGACCAAGGCGGCGGCCACTACGGCATCGGTCAGTGGGGGAAAGCCCGCCAAGCCGATTTCGCCCAGCAGTTCGGCCACGACATCCGCAAGAGCACGCTGCAAGAGCAAATGCAGTTCGCCCTGGACGAGATGTTCAACGGCAAGGAGGGCGCAGCCGGGAAGAAGCTGCTCGCCGCCAATACCGCAGACCAAGCAACCGATGCGGCGCTTAGCTATGAGCGGCCCGCGACGCCTGGGACCCCGGCCTGGCAGAATGAGCAGGCGTGGCGCCTAGCGAATACGGCGGCCATCCTCGCCCGCCAGAAGGACGGCAGCAAATACCTTCCGCAGATCGACGCGGCCGGGAATGCGGGTGCCTTCCCGCAGGACAATGGGCCAACGCGCCTAATCGGAGAGACCCAAGCCGGCACAGGCATGGGCGCCGAAAACCGCGTGCATGTGGAGTTGACCGTCAATCATCAGGGCAACCTGACTGGCGCCAAGGCTACCCACAACCAAAAGCCGGTGACCGTCCTGCAGATTCACCACCCGCTTCCGGCTGGGGCACCCTAGCCCTCCTCCGTCGCGCGCCGAGGACCGAAGAGTGACAAGAGGCGCGCCGCAATGATGAGCACTCCTGCTGCGATGCACCAATAAGCGTAATAGGTCACTTCTTGAGTGGTCGGCCCTGAATTTGAGACGGCAAGCAGCACAAAGCCAACCATTACTGAGCCGATAGCGGCGAGGATGCCGTAGATCCAATTCAGAATCGAAAAGCTCAATACGCGGTCAAATAGGGTGACTGGCGCGACGATTAAGAAAAGCCAGCCTATGCAGCCGACCAAAGAAGGCATTGTTTCTATCCCTGTAATTGCGGGCGGGAACGATACCGACCTTTCCATTGCATATCCAGCAGACAGAATAGAGGCGCCACTATGAGCTGGATGGACTATCTCCTCCCGGCGTCGTGGCGCGGCGTACCGTTCCACGTCTTCGACAACGAGGCACGCGTCGGACGGCGCACGGCGCTGCACGAATACCCCTTCCGCGACACGCCGTGGATCGAAGACCTCGGAAAGGCGACGAGTTACTATACCTTCCGGGGCTTCCTGGTGGGCGAGTCCTGCTACCTGCAGCAGGATCTGATGATGATTGCGTGTGAGATATCGGGCGCAGGCCCGCTCACGCATCCCACGCTCGGACTTCTGAGCGTCAGCCTCATCGGGCAGCCGGTCTTTCGCCAGTCCTACCAGCACGGCAACGCAGTGATGATTGACTTCACGTTCGCCGAGGGCGCTCCACTTCAGCTTTTCCCGAGTGTGATCCAGAACACGATTAGCCAGGTCAGCTCTGCCGCTGACAGCGCTCTGACCAGCATCTCCAGTGACTTCTCCAGGGTCATTGCCAATCCGCTCGGGGCTCTCTGATGGCAGCCATAGCGCAAGGCGCGCTCCTCGCTGTCCAGGGCTTTGGTGCTCTTGCGACACAGCTTTCCGAGGATGCCTCTATCTCCTCCGGCGCGATGAGCGTCCTGCAGGGCAACTACGGGCGCTATGTCACCATCCCGGGCGTAACCGTCCAGCCCACAGCTACGACGGCAAGCATTCTGGCGGGGATAACGACGGCGCGGACGCTGGTTGCCGCAACAGTCGCGGAGGCTGAGGTGGCGGCTTCCGATCTATCCATGACGACGGCTACGGCGCTTGTGATAGCCATCGTAGATCTCGCTGAAGCCCTTCGTGCCGCGGCACCAAATCCGGCGGATCAGATTAGGCTAATGACCGCGCTATCCGACTATTACCCGACGCCTCCGGTTTCGAGCGCCACGATAGGACAGACGATCGCTGCGGTGGAGACCGAAACGGCGGCGGTTTGTCGCCGGGCGGCCCTGGTTTCTCTTGCCCGCGCATGCTCCGCCTATACGCCGACCTCATATGACGACGCGATGAGCTTGCGGACGCAGGTCGCGGACCTGATCGACGCGGAGATGATTGTGGCGGCGGATGCCGGCGACAATGACGCCTACGCGTCCCTTCGTTCGCTTCGGACTGCAGTCATCACGGACCTGACCGCCCGCGGCGCCGATCTCCCGAAACTAGTCATGGTGACGACGAAAATACCGATCCCTGCTTTAACCCTTGCCTATCGTCTCTACGGCGACGCCACGCGTTGCGATGACTTGATGCAGCGCGCCGATCCGATCTGCCCTCTCTGGATGCCGACCTCGCTGGTTGCGCTGAGCAGTTAATGAGCGTCGCAAAGCGCTTATGGGACCGAGCCATTATCATGATGGGCCTCGGCCGCGGCACGACTGCCGTCACCGATGGCGGCCCGATCCGGACCGTGCAGATCGTCTTTGTCACGACTGGCGAAATTCGCGATGGCGTGCCGGTGATGCAGCACTATGGCTTTGCTAGCCGACCGCACGCCGGCTGCGATTACACGGCTATGACCCTGAGTGGCGACCCGACGAAGAGCCTCGTCATCGCCTCGAATGATCAGCGCTACCGCATCACCCTCGCTGAGGGCGAGGTCGCACTGCATGACGATCTCGGCCAGAAATTCCACCTGACCCGCACGGGCTTTGCAATCGCGGACGCGAATGGCTGCAGCATGGTTTCCAGCCCAGGCGGGATCGCGATCATGAGCCCCGCGCTGACCCATAACGGCAAAAACATCGGCAGCACGCACGTTCATATCGGGGTCACTTCTGGCCCCGACGACACTGGTCCACCAGCAGGATAAAAATGGCCGACTTCACGCTCAGATGGAATCAGGCCGCGGGACATGCGGACTGGCTTGTCGGCAATGGCGACCTCGTATCCGGATCGACGCTCGAAACGGCTGTTATCCGCAGCCTGTTCACGGATCGCCGCCTGCCGAACGACACCGCCCCATCGGATGGCAGCGGAGACCCGCGCGGCTGGTGGGGTGATACCTACAACGGCTACCAGATCGGGTCCCTACTCTGGACGCTTGAGCGTTCAAAGAAAACGAACGGCACTGCGCTTCTTCGCACGGCCGAGCGCTATGCGACGGATGCTCTCCAATGGCTGATCGATTCTGGCGTGGTCGCGACAGTCACGGCGAATGCCTCCTGGGCAAATCTGACGAACATCGCCCTGGTCATCACTCTGACTGAGCCAGGCGGCGCTACGCCGCAACAATTTGCCTATAGCTATGTGTGGAACGGGAATTAACCGATGCCATTTTCCCGCCCAACACTTACGGACCTGATCGCCCAGGCGCAGCAGGACATTATTGCCGGGCAGATCACTGATCAGACGACCGGCAACATACTCCAGGGCCTCCTGGCGCAAGCGAACCTGCTTGATGTCGCTACGTCGGAAGCTGGGCTCGTCTATCTGCTCTATGCCTACCTCGATTGGATCTCGATCCAATCAGTGCCCTACACGGCAACCGATGAGTTTCTTGAGGCATGGGCGGCGCTCAAGGCGATTCTGCGCAAGGATGCAGCTCCAGCCACCGCGACCTTCAACATCGCCTCTGGCGCCACGAATGGAAGCCCGCTTGCCTCTGGCACGACAATCACGCGCAGTGACGGTTTTGCCTATGTGACCACGGCGACCGTAACTGTCTCCGGGGGCGCCCTTTCGGCTCCGATCACAGCAGTGACCGCGGGTTCGGCCGGAACCCTGACCGCCGGAACTCAGTTGACGATCGCAAGCCCGGTCAGCGGGATCCCGTCCACGGGAACGGCGACGCCGGTCACTTCCGGAACTGATCAAGAGACGGACGACGCGCTGCGGACCCGCATGCTGCTTGCCTATGCCGCCCCTCCGCAGGGTGGTGACCGGGCAGACTATGTGCAGTGGGCTCTGGCCGTTGCCGGCGTGACGCGCGCATGGGTGGCACCAAATGGAAACGGCGCCGGCACCGTCGTCATCTACACGATGTTTGACGACTCGGAATCGGCCTATAACGGCTTCCCGCAGGGCACGAACGGTGTCTCCCAGTATGACGCCGGCCCTGGTGGGTCGCCGCGCGATACGGTCGCCAGCGGAGATCTTCTAACCGTCGCTGACGCCCTCGTGGTCAAACAGCCGGTCACCGCGCTTGCCTATAGCGTCGCTCCGCTCAACGATCCGATCAGTTTCTCGATCGGCAATCTTGGCTCATTCAATACTGCGGCAAATCAGGCGCTGATCACCGCGGCACTTCAGGACATGTTCCTGCGCCTCGGCAATGTCGGCGGCACAACGGATCCAACGACAGGTGAGGCGTGGCCTGCCATTGACCCCTCCGACTGGTATGCTGCGATCAGCTCGGTAACAGGCATCGGTCGATTTACCGTCACTTCGCCTACCTCACCGATCACGCCGGGGGCTGGGTATCTCCCGACGCTTTCGCTCCCCCCTACCTTCTCGTCCTAAGCCATGACGGTTCCCGCATGGACGGCGGATGACCTGCTTGCGGCTATGCAGCAGCTTCTTCCGCGCGGCAGGGCGTGGCCGCGTGATCCAAGCGCGGTTCAGGCGCAGTCGCTTCGTGCTCTTATGCCGACGTTTCAGCGGCTCACCGCGCGCGGCGCCTATCTCTTAACGGACGCCTTTCCATCGACCGCAGACGAACTTCTGCCGGAATGGGAGGCGTCCCTCGGCTTGCCCGACCCCTGTGCGGGGGAATCACCGACGATCGCGCTGCGCCAGGCGCAGGTGACCGCTCGCTTCACTGCTGGCGGCGGACAGAGCATCGCCTACTTCGTGAATTTCGCGAAGACACTCGGCTACGACATAACGATCGAGCAATTCTCGCCATTTCGTGTCGGCGCGAGCCGGGTGGGAACTCCACTCTATGGCGAGGCGTGGGCCTTCGCCTGGCAGGTCAACGCGCCGCCGGTCGCCGTCGAATACTTCACTGTTGGCGAAAGCACAGTGGGCGACGCTCTTGTTACCGTTATCGGGAATACTGTTCTAGAATGTGAGCTGCAGCGGCTTGGACCGGCGCACACCAAGGTGCTGTTCAGTTTTGGCTAACGACTTGCGGGAGCGGCTCGGAATCTAAGCGACAAGAAGGATTTGCCAAGCTCTATGAGGGGCATCTCATAAAACGTGTATGATATCCATGCCAAGGCAACCGTCACAACCATTCCAGACACTCTAAGTAAAACCGATGGAGTTCCTTGCTCCAGATAATTGATGGCCGCCTCAACCGGAAGGTGAAATAGGTAAATTCCGTAGCTTATGGCTCCAATTCTGGGCAAAATGGATCCTCCCCAACTACTTCCTTGGGGTCCGTCCTTAACTGCCTTTGCAATGAGCCACGCAAAAAACAGAGATGTGAGAACAGTGGGGACACTAAACGCGAACCGCCTCAGATAATCTCCCAGCAGTAGGCCGCAGGAGCAAAGTACGAAGCTAGGAATGGTTATTGGGAGCAGCCTTCTTAGGTGCCGCTCCACCCAATCCGTCCCCCGAGATTCAACGGCGATAGCCGTAAGAACGCCGACAGATAGTTTGTCAAGATTGGCGGCTGGATTGAACCCAAACATCGGATTCCTGGGAAACTCCACCCCTCGATAGATTAGGGCTCCGCCAATGGACATCAGCGCTAGCGTGACGAACCAACGGCGCGGAAGCAGGAGAATGCTAATCGGCAGGAGGATGTAGAATTGCTCCTCGACCGCCAGCGTCCAGAAGTGACCGAGGTACCCCGCATCTCCGAAGCCGTAGCTGATGAATATGTCCACGGTATATGTGGCAGCCCACGGCCAGCATTGCCTAGCGCCATAGAGGCCGAGAATCATGCAAATCAACAGCGTGCCATAATAGGCTGGGAATATGCGAAAAACACGGCGCGTATAGAACCGAAATATCGACGAAGATACGGAGCGGCCACAACTATCTGATAGCAGGGTGCTGGTTATAAGAAATCCGGATAGAGTGAAGAAGAACTGAACTCCATCTGGGGTTATTTTCAAATATTCTGGAACAATATTTGAGAAATAGTGAATAAAGACGACTGAAAATGCAGCGAATGCCCTGAAAGTGTTTAGCCTCGGAATATAGGAAAGCGCCCCGCTTCCTTTGCCGTGCTTTGTATGCTCCATCGACATTCTTTCACTGGCGTATTTCTCGGGCCGCAATGGCCCGCCGCAGCAGTAGCTGATTCGCTCTCTACCCACAAATCATCATTGCCAGCGTGCCGCAGGGCGCCGGGCTTTATTCCCGATTGGATTGACCCATGTATCGCATTGATAATTCGACGGCGGCAACCTCGCTGCCGACGCCGGGGGTGGTTGGCCCCAACCCCAACGGATTCTTTACGAGCGGGTCGCCTGGCGTGGTCCCGGCGACGATTGTTGATGCGGACTGGATGAATGCCGTCCAGGAGACGCTAGCCAACCCCATCGAGGCGACTGGCGCAACGCTGAGCAAGACCGACAAGACTCAACTTACAGTCGCCATTCCAAAGCTCATCCAGCATTCCCTAACCCAATACACGTCCTCCACAAGCCTCACCGTCCCGGCCGGAGTCTATTGGGTCTGGGGTGAAGCGTGCTCTGGGGGCTCCGGTGGCGGCGGCAGCACTGGTTCTGGCGGCGTAGGTTCAGGCGGCGGGGGCAGCCCCAAGGTCAAGTTCGGCTTCGCTGTAACACCCGCCGATACACTAGCCTTGACGGTCGGGGCCGGCGGTACAGCTAATGGTGGCGTTGGCGGAACAACCGTCGTCTCGCTCAACGGATCTCCCATGGTCACCATTACGGCCGGCGGCGGGGGGGTTGGTGGCAACACAGCACTGGCAACAACTGCGGGAGCGGCTGGGACTTACTCGGTAGCCAGCGGTGTGGATTTCTCAGTTCGCCCCGGCCTCAGCGGCCAGCTTCCATTTACCACCGGCACGTCTGTCTATGCCGGCGGCGTCGGAGGCGCCGCAGGAGGTGGTGGATACGGCGCCATTTTCATCTCAGGTGCCAATCTCGCTGGGGCCGTTGGCAATGGATATGGCGGCGGTGGTGGCGGCGGCATCGCGGGTGGCAATGGTGGAGTCGGTGGCGCCGGCTTCGTTGACCTGGGTTGGGGGTAATTCACAATGACAGTTCAGCCTTACGCCATCATCGCGACCGCGACTGGAGAGTATTACGGCGCCTCGGCCACTATCGGCGAGGTGGTCAACATCGTCCTCTGGGACGGGGACACTGCCACCTGGTCGCCCCCGGGCGGGACAGAAGCGCGCGCTGACCCGAGCGGCACCCTGCAGATCGGCCAGACCACCACAGTCTAACTGCTGCCAGGGCGGCTGAGCCTCCCACAATCGCCGCCTCGCGGAGACACCATGACAATCCCCGTTCCCTCCGCCGTCCGCACCGTGCGGATCTACAGCGGCGCGCAGATGCTGGCGACGCGCGGGCAGACGCCCACCGTCCCGTATCGCTGGACCCCCAAGCACCCGCTCGACGTCGACTGGTGGTGGGTGGATGCGACGGGGTGGTGTCAGGACAATGGCGATACACTTCTCGCACCGCCCGCGAAGACCATCACCCCGAACGACGGCACCCTTATGTGCGTCGCCACTGCCATCAGCGCCGACGGTCTTCAGGCCGGCTTCCTTCTGTCGGGCGGCACGTCGGCCGTCGATTACACAGTGACCGTGCGACTTATCGGGCGAACGACGGGCGCATCGTGGTCCGGCGACATTGTTCTGTCGATGGACAAGGTGGTCGCGGTTACGTCTCCGCCTGCCAACATGGCGACCATGAACGGCGCAGCTCTGACATTCGGCGGTCTCACCATCGCGCCAGGACAATCATCATGAGTGGAACGAACAATCAGGAAGCGGCCGACTTTCCACTGGCAACGGACAGCCAGCTTTCGAGCGGCGCGGTCAAGTTCGTTGCCATCCTACCGGGCGGCCTGAACACAGACGGGACAACGACGCCGGCTGCCGGCTACTCGGCGACGGCAGACCAGCTTGCGACGATCGTCACGCCGTTGGTAGTCCCTCCTAATTTCGAGATCGTAGAAATCACGACAGACACTGTTCTCGTTGCCGCTACGCACAGCGGAAAGCTACTGGTCGCCTCCGTCCCGAACATAACTATCACAGCTCCCTACAGCGGCATCGGCAATGGCTTTAGTTGCGCCATAGCTAACGTCAGCGGCGGCAATATCGTCA